CGAAAGATACGAGCATCGACTGATACAACTGAGATAGATAATCTCAAGAAGACGTTGCCTGTGATTTGTTTTGGTGGAGAGTTTAAAGAACGCAAAGCAGACGCGCTGATCAAGAATTCTCGCCTGGTAATACTCGACTTCGACAAAGTGACTAATCTGGTTGCTAAGAAGAAGGAGTTGATTGTGCTGCCGTTTATCTATGCTTGTTGGGTCTCTCCTACGGGAACGGGTCTCAAAGCTCTCGTTAAAGTTTCAAGCGACAATTATGTGGGGCATTTTAAGGCACTCAGTAGAGAAATAACTGGTATCGATGAGAGTGGTAAAGACATCTGCCGTGCTTGTTTTATGTCTTACGACGAAGATCTTTATGTGAACGCTGTGGCTGAGGTGTACAATAAAGTTGTTGAACAAGCCTATACCGACGAGCAGAAATACGAGAAGTTGAAGAAGTGGTTAGAAAATAAAGGAGAAAGATTCGCCACTGGCTCACGCAATAACTTCATTCACAAGCTCGCTTCAAGTTGCAATCGCTTCGGTCTCTCTAAAGACTTTGTGATAAGAGCGTTTCAGAGCGAGTACTGTTCGAACGACTTTTCCACCCGTGAAATGAGAACAACGGTAGAGTCTGCATATCGTAATATCGGTGATCACGGGAAAGCTTCTTTTGACGAAGCGATTAGCGAGACAACGGTAAATGAGATATTAGACGGGGGAGCGGCCACAACTAAAGATATGGTGTATCTGAAGGATGTTGAGGATGATCTCCTACGTGACTTCGATGAAGGTACTCAGGTTGCGGGGACAGTCTACCTACCATCGCTCGATCCTATCTTCCGACCTCTTCCTGGGGACCTGACGGTTCTGACGGGTATAGCTAATCACGGTAAATCGGAATTCATAAAACAGCTTGATATGTTCACAGCCGTGAAAGAGGGTAGGAAGCACTGCTATTTTACGCCAGAAAGTTTCCCGCCGACTTTCTGGTATCGAGAACTCATAAGGACGTATGTTGGAAAGCCACTTGAGAAGGGGTCTCCTCACAGAATGACAAAAGAAGAATATAAGAGGGGGATGGAGTTTGTGCAGGAACACTTCTATTTCGTCTATCCTAAGACACTACCGACTCCTGAATACATTATCGAAAGATTCATGGAGGCTATTATCAAGCATGGGGTTAAGTCGGTGCGTCTAGATCCGTGGAATCAACTCCTTCACATTATGTCGAAACGAGATGATATCTATCTGGCCGAGGTGCTCTCATCCTTTGAGAGATTCGCACAGCAGCACGATATTCACTTTACAGTGGTTTGCCATCCGAACAAAACAGAGAAGGACGGAGAGGGGAACTATAAGTGTCCTGATGTATACGATCTAAATGGCGGAAGCGTATGGAACGCCAGAGCAACGAACATAACCGTCGTGCACAGGCCGTTTTGGGGGGTAGATAAATCTGATCCGACCGTTGAATTTCACTCTAAGAAAATCAAGAGACAAATGTTGTCAGGCTTACCTGGCGAAGCGCGTCTAACTTATGATAGAAAAACAGGTCGTTACTACGATAATGGTTACAATCCTCTTGAAGATTGATTGGAAACATATATGATCAAGTATTTCTGCTCAAACGGCTCTCGTGTCTCCGAAGCCACTATCAAGTCAAATTTATCTAAAGCCTATAGAAAAGCCTACGAAGGTGAAGGTACGCAGATTTGCCGAGGTTGCGGTGAGAAAGTAGCGCAAGGCTCCGGTCATCTGATTCCGAAAGCTCGCCTGAAACAACTACATCTAACCGAGTTGATTTGGAATCCAAGACTGTTTCTACCAATGTGTTATTGCTGTAATGGTTTTTGTGAAAACGTCACATCTCAAGCCTTTCGCGAACTCTTGTGTTACGAGCGGTGTATGGAGGTCTTAGAGAAATACGATCCAGAACGCTATCAAAAAGCAATAAATGCTTGAAACTAACTGTAACATTTATCTATGATTTCTCGTATAATCATCTAAAAACGACAGAATGAAGAAATTTAAATATCCTCTCGCTATTACAGGCACCGTTGCCGAGCGTGAAGCGCTAATTCCTAAATTAGAAGAATTGGGGTATAAATGGGGTGCTCATGATCGGGACGATGGTGCTTTTCATAAATATCTGCTCACAAATTATTCAACGGATGGTTCGAATGCCGGTGAGATGGGTAATCATTTTAGAGACTATGGTGTTCGAAATGTTCCAGCATCCAATCAACAACTCGTTCTCGCTCTCGCCGCAATGGTCGACGATAATCAATTTCATAAAGGTGAGTATATCAAAGTGATCAAAAACGGTAGTGTTTGCGGTCCTCTCAATTCTATTCACGAAATCAAAGAAGTTGTTGGTTCGAATTTCAGAGTGAGTAATAAAGGCATGGATGATACTATCTACTCAAACTACGTCCGCAAAGCAACCGCCGAAGAAATAATCAATCATTTCGATAAAGGATCAGTCAAACAAGCACCAACAACAAGTTGTGATTGGAAGAAAGGCGATTACGCAGTTGTGGTATCGAATCAAGGAATACACGCACGATATTATAAATTCTCTGTGGGGGATATATTCAAATGTAACGTTGGTGACAACGAAGATATTTTCGTTTACGGCGAAGATGATTTAAAGTGTTTGCTGAAATCAGAATGTCGCAAAGCTACACAAGAAGAAATCGATAAGTTTCTGAAAGGAACAATCAAAGAGACTAAAGCAACCTCCTACTATGCTAACGGTCACAATCCTGGTGACTGGGTGGTCTGTATAAAGACTGAAGAAGGTCTCTACAAAAAAGAAGGGGATGTGTTTCAATTAGTAGAATCACCTTGGGGTGCTAATAGTAGTGTGAAAGGCGCACTTTATTTCAAATCCGATTCGAATGTCGACATCCATCGCGTCCGCCGCGCGGAATCATTCGAGATTCCTATCGACGGCAAACCATATAATTTGAATGATGTGAAGAAGACAAGTAAAGAACCGACTAGCGTCAGTTCTCACAACTTCGCTGTTGGTGACTGGGTAAAAAACAAGTCGTTCGAATATCCTGTCAGGATCTCGAAGATCGGTAATGACGGTCCTAAAGAGATGGTATTCTTCGATGCTGCTTTTAAAGACGGTAAAATAATATCAGGGGATGGCGCAGCGACAATCGATGAAATTTACAAGGTGGAGGCTCCTATTGAAGAGAACGATTATAACGGTCTGAAAGCATCGCCACCTGAATTAAAAGGTGATACAATTTGGCACATACCTAATTGGTATGAAACAGTGCTCGCGGATTATCGAAATATCGGTAACAGTCTGTTTGATATGATCGAAAAGAATAAATATCATCAGCAACCAGTATTGATCAAGCGTAAATCAACAAAACGTAAACTGATTGTACTGTGATCAAATATTACAAAGAAGATAAGTGGTGGCGAGAAGAGATTGCCCGATCTCCTGAGCAGCAGCGTTTTAGGTACTTCTCGAAAAAGGTACCGAAGACAATCGCCGAGTCAGGCCTATACGAAGACGACACAAAAATAGCCTACTTCGACAACGTGTACAATGTCATGTTTAATAATAAGTTGTTCCGTCGATTCAATCAACGTAGTGGTTTTACATATAGGAAGGACACGAAAAAATTGTGGGGATGGAATAACTTACATTCAAGGAATACACAAATCACATTAAAACAAGTTTTTAATGATTTGAATAAAGAATGGGTGGTGAATGAACAGTTAACACCGTGGCTGACTAAAGAGCTTGCTAGGAGGATCTTTGCTGGTAAGATTACCAATCCTACCGACGCCTGTAAATATATCATCTCGTCGCTGAAGTTTCCAAAAACGACTTCTCCTGAATTACTTCGAAAAGCAATCACAAATGGTCGTGTTCACAAAAAAGAGCTATACGCTGCTTCTAAAGTGTTGAAAGATCTGAACAGTTACCTGGCTGACGAAGACACAACGAGCAAGCCTAATTGGTTCGACATTTGCCAACAAGCTAACACACTGGGTCGTAAACTTGACTGGAACTGGTCAGACAAACGATTTGAAGAAGAGCACAACAAGATGACTCGCGAGATCATGGCTCTTGAGTTGTCTTTTGTTGATGATGTTAAGATCGAATATGAACACTTACCGTCGCTTCCTGAAAGTTTCGAACTGATTGCATCTAAACGTAGATGCTTCGAAGAGGGTGCTCTCATGAAACACTGTGTGTACACGAACTATTGGTCGAGAATCGAAGATAAGCGATATATGGCTTATCACCTAGATTACGAAGGAGAGCCGATTACTATTGGGCTAGAGTTCAGGCGAGACATTAAAAAGGCGATAGATGACATTAAAAAGGTGATAGATGACATTAAAAAGGCGATAGATGAGGGGAGGGAGCCAGAGTACTTCGCCAGGATTGATCAGATGTATACAAGGGGTAATCGAGCGGTCTCTCAAAAGGCGCATGACTATATTGTTTCTGTCTTTACAGACGAGGTTTTAAAGGTGCTTGGAAAGAATTATCTTAAAAACGCAACAAGACCGAATCGACTTCCGTTAGAAGAGGAGGAAGAATTAACTTTACCTTTTTAAATTTGGCATGGTTTTTGCTGTAATTAAGTTGCTCAGAGTATAAGATCAACTTGCTCAAAATACTACCCCCGTTAGACCGGCTTGTTGATGCTCTGAGCACTGAGTATTACACCATAGTTCTTTCGGGGGTTTTCTTTTCATGTCAAAACGTAATCGTCGTCGGAATCGACATCGGCGCAATAAAGCCAAAAATCTACCCGATTGGTATCATAAGTATTTAGACTATATTAACAGCGATCCCAACTGGAAGAAGTTCAGAGAGTCTATCTTAACGTTAAGAGGTCACAAATGTGAAAGATGCGGGTCGTCTAAACAACTTCAGGTACACCACAAAAACTACAAAAATCTCTACAAAGAGACCGCACAAGATGTAGAACTCCTTTGTAAGGTATGTCACAAGGCAGAACACAGGGAAGCAGGGACGGGGAACTTCATCAAGAGACATCGCGAGAAACAGAAATTCACAGATAGAAAACCAGTCAACACATTCGATCACTCTCTACCAACCCCCTCGATTTCCGCAATAACTTTCTATCCCAACCGCAAAAAGACCCCTTTAGAACGTCCCCTTGACTAAGAAACCCAACCCCCCAAGTCATTTAATTCCCACTAATCTTTCTCTTCCCATCAGGAAACAGAAGGCATTGGTTGCTTTTATTTGGCTTAAGTCAATGGGGCCGTATGGTCATGTTAAAAAATCTCTATTAAAACCACACAAGAATAGGGCAGCGTACTGGACGAAGATTCTCAAGGGTGCTGGATGGATCGAGGATAAGGGGGATTATTGGGAACTTAAGAGTTATCGCGAGGTCTGGTCGATCCTGAAGGTGGGGAAGTGTGTGACGAAGAGAAAGAACGAGGCCAGAAAACGCAATAGATTCGTTTATAAGAGACTTTTAATAGAGGCTACAGATCCTAAGCTCTTCTTCAAAGAGGCGCTGGAAGCGATCCAGTATCACTTAATAGAACGTAAAAAGAAGCAGATTACAAGAAGGCTAACTGTCAAGAAGAACTTACCAGCTAAGCTCATTCGGGAAACCGAGAAACCTCTCTTGTCTTGCTCTCATGCTGCGGAGATATTGGGGTATAGCCCCGCTTCCCTGGGTAGCGGTCACAAACTCAGGAAGAAGTACTTCACCGTCTATAGTGGGGGACGTACCACTACGGGGGTGAATAGGAGGGATGAAGTGGGGGCAAAAACGCCCTGCTCACGTGTGTCTTTGAGACGGATTAAACGGAGAACCATATTGAGCAAGAAGAACAGCGCGGCTCCTATCCCCCCGTTAGCAACCCTTAAACAACCCTTTACGGTGTTTACGCTGCCTATGAGAGTCTTGTGATGCCTGCCCCCCGTCTAACAGCGCAGCGCCATCATGCGTCAGCCCAAAAAGAAATACTATGGGATGACTGTAACGGTGTAGTCTCTACGGGCAGATTGGTGACTTAGGGGTGGTCGCGGAATCCAGTAGAGCAACAATTTGCTCGAAATAATAGATAATCTGTAACTTTTATCTAAGGTTTTGCGTATAAGTTAGATATGGAAACAAACGAAGCACTTCGTTAAATTTTTGAAATCATGAAAATAGAAATCGAAGAATACAGAGGTTGGACAATCTACTTTGATACTGTAGGAGAGAAATTTTACTCAGTTTCGAACATTGAAGATCTCGACAAGACGACTAAATCTTTCGCTTCAGCCAAGAAGGCTATTGACGACTACCTGAAAGATAACGCTAATTTCAAACCTTTCCAGGTAGAGTACTGGAGATGGAATGATGGTCCTGAGAAAACCGTAACAGTCGTCGGTAAGACGAAAGATGGTCGTTACATGATTGAGAACAAAGAAGAAGAAAAAAGCATTGTTAGTAAATACGACAATGATAAGTACGTCTTTCCGAACGAAGCGAACAAAGAACCTATTACGAAGATCAAAGAATTGAGACGACAGGTAAACGAACTTGACAAACAAGCCAGTGCTCTTTCTAAGACACTTATCAAGAAAACATTAAAAGATTTGGAATGAGTAAGATAGCAATAGACACTGTCGATCTGTATGGTCTATGCAGTCACGCTTATTACAGGGGAGCAAGTAACTGTCTAGAGGGGGAAGTTAATGAGAAGAAATTCGATGAATTCTGGATGGATGGTGAGATATCTGAGGACGGGCGAGGAGGTCTTCTTGCTCATCTCGAAGCCTTACTCAAAGATGACAAACTTGAAATAATCAAAGGAGAACTACAACATCATCCAGTATGATAACAATCAAATACGATTCTACTTGTGATATGCTTCTCATCGAAAGCGACGGAGAGTGTATCTTCGAAGGAAACACTCTCGATCTTCCGTCGTCACCTCAAGAACTTGTGGACTTCTTCGAAGATCTCGGTCTTGACGCAACATCGGAAGATTATCAATACGAAGACTAACAAATGAGAACAATCAAATTTAGAGTAATACACGATAATCGAATAGTGGCTCATGAAGAAGTAGGTGAATCTCGCGAACAATACATCGGTCTAAAAGACGATGATGGTGTAGAGATTTACGAGAACGACCGTTGTGAGTTTGCTGGTCGTGTTCAAAGAGTAGCGAAATGGAATGAATCCAGATCAGCCTGGTATTTCTATCACGATGATGCAAATCAGATGCCTCTACCAGCCTCGCATTTTCAAATTTACAATACGTCAATTAAAGTGATTGGAAGAGGATGAGAACACGCGAGAAAATACATAATCCCTTCAAGTGCCCGATGAGAATTTACAAGAAGTTTTCTCATAAACAGCGGATCATGTATAATATAATGCGTATGTACACTAAAGACGAAATGTCACCTATTCATAAAATGACCGATGAACATTTCGATACTATATCCCATAATCTTGCTTGTATGGCGGCATGGGCAATCGAAGATTGATTATGAAACATTTACAAGAACTCACCCAGGAAGATTGTATAGAGTTAGGTAACATGGCTTATCGTGTCGTTTTTCCGAAACCCAAGAAAACAGATCTATATAAATCTGATAAATGGAAACTTCATTTGTTCCTAGACAAAGAAGATAAATGCCGATATGTGGCAATCGTTGACGAGATAACACCCCTAAAGCACATCGACGATCTGTACACCAAAGACAACAGTAATGTTTGGTGTAGTTCTGATCCCCCTTTCAGACCCTATCCCCTTTTCAATCATATCGTTTTACGTTACGAATACCTTAACGGTAAGGATATAAGAATGGGAATAATCATCGATATTGTTTGCGCCTCGTCTATCGAGAAAGTATTAGACGAACGTTCACAAGAGCCAATGTTCGATTATCTCGGTAGAAAAGGATTCTTGGGTGATGAAATTGTTCTCGAATGAACCTCATTCCACTTATCGACGGTGATCTTCAAGTTTGGCGAGCACTCACAACAAAAGAAAATATTGCATGGACAGATTGTGTTGCCGACATCGACGAGTTCATTGCGCGAATAGAAGAGTTGTTCGAAAACAAATCGAAAATATTTTTAACAGGTAAAGGCAACTTCAGATATGAGCGAGCGACTATCAAACCATACAAAGGAAATAGACCTTCGTTCAAACCTAGGTTCTTCAACGACCTGCGAGATTACATGGTCGACTTTAAAGGTGCGATTGTGGTTAATGGCTTTGAATGCGATGATGCTCTGGCAACACTTCATGCGCCTGGTAGGACTATCGTAGTCTCACATGACAAAGATCTTCTTCAACTTCCTGGTCATATCTACAATACTTATCACAATACGATTGTAGAGCAAGACGAAGACACAGCTTGGTTCAATTTCTACTGTCAGATGTTGATTGGAGATAGCAGTGATAACGTTCCGGGAATCAACAGGATCGGCAAAGCGAAAGCGCCGCCACTTCTCGAAGGATTGACAATCGAGCAGATGAAAGAGAAAGTGCTTGGACTGTACAACAAGCAGTACGGCGAGAAAGGACAAGAAGCGTTCGATGAAGTGTATGATTTGTTGTATTTGAAAAGAGACGTACCGAAAGAATTATTAGAAAGATGAGCATCGAAGCGAGTTTAGTAAATATCGATTTTAACTTTGACGCTCCTATAATGATGGGTAGGAGCGCGTTCAAAATGTACCTCAAGCAACTGATTGAAAGTTTGGGTCTCGAATACACGTGGCGAAATATTCGCTTAGTTTACACTTTACTGATTAAAGAATGAAACAACTCCGACAGTATAACGAATCAGATCTTCTGTTTTACGATATAGAGACCTCGCGCTGTGCGAAAGATTATAAGAGTCTGCCCGAGCCACTCAAACTCGCATGGGAACACAAAAATCGCTATAACAGCGAAATGAAAAAGAAGACTGGTGAAGAGTTCACTCCTGAAGAATATTTTATGGAAAAGGCTGCTCTTTACGCACCATTCGCTAAAGTAGCCTGTATCGTCGCTGGTCGCATCACAGATAATGTTCTCAGACTCAAAGCGTATAGTGGACCCGATGAGAAAAAACTACTCAGCGATTTTGCAAAAGATTTGACTTCAGTCAACGCGGCACATGTCGATCTTACACCGACAGGTTTTAATAGTGTCGGATTTGATGGACCGTTCCTCACAAAGAGGATGCTTGTGAACGACATTACGCTACCCTCATTGCTAGACCAGGGATCTTTGAAACCCTGGGAGATAGTCAGTCTCGACCTATCTAAAGTCTGGCAAGGAAACTCTTTCTATCCAGACTCTCTAATGGCTGTCGCTGCCGCACTTGGTCTAGCCAATCCGAAAACAACAATGCACGGTAACGAAGTCTCTGACGAGTATTACAAAGGAAATCACGCAAAAATCGCTGAATATTGCGCTCAGGATGTCTTGGCTTGCGCCAATATCTTTAGAAGATTCCTACAAAAATCTCTAGTAACTTTGCAACCTTAGATAGCATCTTACGTTAAATAAAGAGTAGTCAATTTAAAAAATAGTTGTGTGTTTTTAGAGAGTCGGTCATACGGAAACGAGCCGACTCTTACAAAGTCTCTAACGAGACAAACGTTCATGGAAATATCAAAAGGTTCAATCGGTTGACTCAGTCAATACTACGACCTTTCATCTGCTCTTAAAGATTGAATAGACCAGATCCCAAGCCGAACGGGTGAATCGCGTTCCCAGAGAAATCTGAAGGATACAGGAGTCGGCACAACGCTCAATAGAGCAAAAACGTTCTTTAAAAACATTGACCTTAACAAACCATAGATACCCTTTGCCGCGTACAGGTTCGTCCAATCTGCGCTATGGCAGGATCGGGACAGAGGGAAGGTCAATCTCATTTTAAGATGCTGGAAATGATCGGTTTGATATCGGACCGGTGAACTCGTAGACGTGAACAGTCGTCATCCGGACTTTTAAGAAATCAAATTATGAAAAGATATTTATTGTTCTGCGTTTTAGGTTTACTCCCCTCCTTCCTTCCTACGGTCGGCTTTGCCCAACTTCAAGCGGCGAAGCTCGACCTGTGGGTGGAGCGTTCACCTGTCACAGAGACAGCAAAATACTCTTGCGGCAAGCAACGTGTACTCATGATGGCTGGTCCTGATCGATTCGGTTTCGTCACAGAGACAGACACACTGGCGCTTGTCGAGTATCCGTCTAAGAAGATCCTCCTGGTGAATCAACTCAACGACGATATCTACACAATGATGGCGATTCATAACGAAGGTAGTGGTTTTATCGTTTTTGTGACACCTCTGAAAAACAATTTCAAACACGCCACTCACGCCTTAACGATCTCTACAACTAATATCTGTGATAAAAAGCACCACTATGAAAAGAAAGATTGAAAGTGTTGAAGACATTCTTGATGATTTCTGTCGAAGGAATCTTGATTTCGATACAACTGTCGGACTCATGAAATTCAGAATGTGGTTTTGTGGTGCTATTGGTGTTGTCGTAGGCGCAATATTTGGATCTCTGTTTCTATGACGAAAGGCGAATCTCCTAACTTACTTCTCGAAGAGTTGTGTATTATTTTGACTGATTTGGGTGATATCTCCGCGACTACTGAGAATGTTCAAGCATGTTCTTTGTTAGAAGACATGAACTACGCGCTCACCTGGTACGCATTCAATGTGAGACGCACCGCTAGTACACTTGCTTCATTAGGCTCTGTTGTTTCTTTCGACGAAGATAAATACAGAATGCAATCTGACTTCCTTCGCCTGAGTGAGAAAACCTCATCTAAGGATAACAGAATACTCGACGATCTCGAAGAACTACACAGTTTGCTCGAACCTAAAATCACTACAACATTCGCCGCATATAGAAACGTGATCGAGAGCAATAAAGCATTCAATACGTTATGGCACGAAGCGTTCGGATATTGGAACTTGGCGACCGATACACTTAAACAGGCAAGAGAAATACGCAATGGCGGAGCAAAAGTATAAGATACCATTCCTTAGTGTTTTCGGTCTGTTGATCGGAATAGCGATAGTTTTACTTTTCAATCCACCACCTCATCAAAATGTCGACAACAAACAAGTCCAGGATTCTCTTCATACAAAAGAGTTGGCGTACGAGCATCTTCTCAAGATTTCAGAAAAACAAAGAGATTCTATTCGGTTACGGTACGATTCTCTTGTTGCTCTTCATCTCGATCATATTAGGCAGGATTCTATCGACGATGCCAAATTAAAAATCATTCCAGGCAAATTCAAGAACTTGACCTCGGAACAACTTCAAGCGCAGATGATGCTTGAGTACAATAAAAATCATTGATTGTGAAGAGTTTTTTAATAGTGTTGTTTTTATTTTTTGCAACAGCCAGCGGCGCCCAAACCGTCACTATTCCCGACGATGCGGCCCGCTGGTTCTTAGAGCAGAACGAGAAACGTAAGGTTCTCGAAGATCGTGTTGTCAATCTCAAAGCAGACATCACCCTGCTCGAACAAATGGTAACTGCCGATAGCGCAATCATCAAAACTTACGTGAATGATTCAACTACTCACTCCAAACAACTACTTCTCAAAAATAAAGAATTAGAAATAACAAATAACGCTATTGAAGATTTGAACAAAGAAGTCAAGAAACAAAAGCGACAAAAAACAGGCGCTTTCGTCGGTGCTGGAATCATACTAATCCTATCATTAATACATGGCGGCGGTTAAAGACAAGAAAGCTAAACTCATCGAACAGATACTTAAAATCACTAAGTCGGACGGTACAGTATACTTCGACCAACTGTCCGACAAGTCTGAAGAATATCTCACTAAACTACTGGAAATATGCAAAGCAATTCGATAATATTCGCGATAGATTTTGACGGAACCTGCGTGACTCACGAGTTCCCTGAAATAGGAAAAGATATCGGTGCTGAAGATGTTCTTCGCGAATTGGTCACTAATGGTCATCGTTTGATACTATATACGATGAGATCAAATAGTCAAGAACATGAAGGATTTAGTGACGATGTCCCGGTTAATCATAAAGGAAAACATCTTGACGAGGCCGTTGCATGGTTCAAACGTAAAGGAATCCCTCTTTACGGAATTCAAAAAAATCCAACTCAACATAACTGGACAGAAAGTCCAAAATGTTACGCTCATATCTATATCGATGACGCTGCGTTAGGTTGTCCTTTGATTCAAGCGGACGACGAGCGTCCGTACGTTGATTGGAAATCGGTCAGATTACTTCTTTCAATGAAAGGTATTCTCTGATGCTATTCAAACTCATCCACGACAAAGACATTCACGAACTTAATCCTGGCGCTCGCGCAATCAAAGAATTAACCGATCTAACAAGTAGTCAGTTTTTCTTCGTGTGTCTGGTAGCCGACACAGATTACGATAATCCTCTTCGCACACTTCCCGATAAGATAAAGCGTGAGAAAGCAGCCAGGATCGCCGGTTATTTAGGTACTGAAGCAGACGGTCGCCCAGACAGAAATGTTCGAAATCTAATCAACGGTAAAGTTGATAACGTTGAGAAAGCGATTAACTGGTATAGAGAACATCAGTTCGATGAAGATAAAGCCGCATTAGCAGCCATTAACCGTCAGATCACAGAAGCTCGTGAGATGATGGAGATGGACAAGATGAAGATGGCTAACAAAGATCCCGAATTAGCTTTTAAGTTGACAGAGAAAGCCATGAAGTTTGGTGCTGGTATCAACGCTCTCTATGTCGTTCGAAAAGATCTCGAACAGAGAATCAAGTCAAAAGAACCTATCCAGATGAACATCACGACGAATACATCTGCTGATTTAGTTGGTGTGCCTGACACAGACGAAGAAGGAGAAGAGATGAGTACAATCGACAGAGTAAACGCGAAACTATGAAACTACCCGACACAACAGATAACAGTGAAATAGTATATCTCTACGTTAAGAGTTTCGAGTGGTTTGATCCCATCGATAATGAGAACAACGTAGGTCAGCCCAAAGGAGGTTTTGTATACCGCGCAGTCGTCAATCGTGAAACAAAGACATATCGTCTCGTTTATATGGATGAGACGAAGAAAATGACTGCTGTTTACTTACCTGTTCTGATAACAGGAGAGGAAAGCGAGTACAACTATCGTTCTGAGATAATAGAAATCACCAAGAATAACATTCTCTCTTTGAATCTCGCAGAGAGAGACCTTCACATGCTTTTAGTATGGATCAAAGAGAAAAATCAATCATTAAAACAAGCACTAGGAGTGGAGCAACCGCAACAACAAATACCTAATCTCACCTCAGAACAAGTGATGAATGTCATTCAAAGTGACCAGGAGGACAAGTACCTACACAAGATCGGTGAATCACTCGTCAATATCAGAAACTTCGATCCCATTCTCTATGACGCTCTTTCTGAGTTGATTTTCTACGTAGAAGAAGTTACTTCTCCTTCGAATGCTGTCGATGATGAAGACGGCTACAGTTCTGTGCTCGGCGCTGGTGTGAACATCTCAAAAGCTTCGGAAGCATTGAAGCGATATGGTAGCGATGATCGCCGCACTAATCTCGATTACACAGACCTGCTCGAAGCACATTATGCTCTTCTCGTAGAAACAGGCAGACGAATAATTCATAACATACAATGAATATAGAATTGCAGCACGAGTGGTTTGATATGACCGCTCGCGACATTGTAAAAGATCTTCCGGATACGACTTACACTATAATAGCCATCAAGGATAGAGGTTATCGTGTGATGATCGAACACGGTAAAATCAAGAGAGGATTCAATTGTCCTTTCTCGACAAACCTGAAAGAGTTTACAAAAATATTTTCAGAAAATATAGATGAAATCAAACGAATCAAAAATAGAGGACTCTACGGCTCAGATAGTCTTTAAGGACAAAGAGATCATCACTCGTCGACCGGACAATATGAGTTACGAAGAGTATAAGATACTACGAAAGATTCAGACAACGGTTCTAAAAGTATTGTTTAAGAAATCTCCTCTCGCACGAGTGAGTCGATTGATGAGTACGAAGATTGGTTATAACGATCATTCATATAGGAAGGTGAATATACCGACTCCCACAAACACTCCTAGTTCCAAAATCAACACTCCACGAAAGACAGCATAATGGCAGAGAAAACAACCAAACGTCTTAAGGCAGAAGAAGCAATTTTTAAATATCCCTCAACAGGTAACTCGAACCTCGCGGACATTCTCGTCAAAGAATATCCCCTCCTGTACGACAACAAAGAAGATGCTCGTCAGCATTTAAGGAGAGCGAGAGGATCGCACGGCGCTGCTGATCGTAAACCAATCAAAGAAGTTAAACACTTTAAAAACGGTACAGTAATAAATCCATACGCTCTTCCCGAACAGGAGAAACAACGATTTGTTCCGTACAATATCAAGGTTGATGAGAAGACCAGAGTAGCGGTCCTACCAGATCTACACTTGCCGTTTTCAAATAACGCAGCGGTTACAACAGCACTCGATCATCTCAAGAAATACAAACCAACACATATCATCTTAAACGGTGATATCCTGGATTGTTATCAGCTATCAACATTCGAGAAACGACCGGACGAACGAGATTTCAAATACGAGATCGATGTCGCTAGGAACTTTTTGGAACAACTGAGCAAGACTTTCTCTTACGCGAAAATCATTTACAAATTCGGAAATCATGACGAAAGATGGGAGAAATTCTTGTGGAGAAAAGCACCGGAGGTTTGGGGTTTCGAGGAGTTTCATCTTGAAAAAATGTTGCGGTTGAAAGAGTATGGAATCGAAGCGGTCAAGTATAAACGACTTATTCACGCAGGTAAGATTGTCATCGTTCATGGACACGAGTTTCAAAACAGCAATGCCTCAGTCATACCAGCCAGATCATTCTACCTCAAGAGTCAGACGAACGTGATTGGTAGTCACACACATCAAATCAGCGAGTACTCATGTAAGGATCTCAAAGGAAACAGCCACGTAGCTTATTCGACAGGTTGTCTATGCCTACTCAATCCAGACTACGCTCCGATCAACAACTGGAATCATGGCTTTGCGACAATTGATTTCTTGAACAAAGATGGTGACTTCCGAGTGAATAACTACAAAATTATAGGAAACAACATTTATTAATATGACATACTATCTCATTCCCGAAGATGATTTTCAAAAGATCAAAGAACTCATCGAAGCAGTCGACAAACATCGTTCTTTTATTGGTTCTGCTGTGATTGATAACGACATTGACACAGATGAAATGGTTCTAACACTTAAAGTAATCGAAACAAAGAATAAAGTAGAAGAAGTGCAGAGGACAACTTATGTTGCAGTTTAGTAAGTTAGGAAAACTCGGGAGACTAGGAAATAATTTATTTCAAATAGCCCTCCTGCACGCAATGTCAAATACGTACGGTGTTGACTGGTGGATACCTTCCGAATGGCCTTATCACAAATATTTTAAAAACGAGTTTCCCAGAGGAAATGTTAAAACAGATAATATTTATAAGGAGAAGTCGTATCGATATTACGATATTCATCAGGATGCTAAGTGGTGGAGTGAAGAAACGATCACAGATATTGAAGGATATTTTCAACACACTGAGTACTGGCCGAATGAAAAGAATATTAAAGAGTTATTCGAGTTCCATCCGCTCTTCAAGTCGGACACTGAAGAAAAATTCATCAGACTTTTTGATAAGCCGACAATAGCGATTGGCGTTAGGAGAGGAGATTACGTCGGCAAGTTATACGGAAACTATCATGTGTTATCTCCGTCCTATTATATCAACGCGCTGAAGACATTCGATTATGAGAATTACAATCTCGTTTTCATCAGCGATGACTTGGATTATTGCAAGTTCCATTTCGGTTGTCTGCCGAACGCACACTTTCCAGAATGTTCTTCCGACATCGAGCAGATGTGCTTGATGAGCCTCTGTGATAACTTCATCATTGCTAATTCAACGTTTCATTTTTTTTCAGCATTCTTAGGAGAGAAAGAAGGAACTCGTGTTATTCAACCAACTAAGTTATTCGATGGTAAACTCTTAAAGAAAGAAGGTGATTACAATTTCTATCTGAAGAGGTGGGAATCAATGGAGGATAAACCTGTCGATCTTAAAGACACTACGTTTACCTTGCCCGTTTTCTGTGATAGCAGAGATCGCGCTGAGAACCTCTCACTGTCCGTCTGCTTGCTACAGAAAGCATTTGACACAAACATCATAGTTGGTGAAGTTGGTGACAACAAACAGTTTGGCCATTTTAAGCAGTGGTGCCATTACATGAGTTTCAATATAGAGCACTTTCATCGCACGAAGATGTTGAACAAGATGGCGGAAGCTGCGAACACTCCCATTGTTGTCAATTTCGATTGTGATGTCGCTCTGCCTCCCGCCCAAATCTGGCAAGCCGTCGAGAAGATCCGAAAGAACCAAGCAGATATGGTCTACCCTTACGATTACCTATTCGCCCGGATTTCGCGAAAACTCTTAAACCAAATCTACCCCCTGTATGATCTATCTGTATTTTCAAAATCAGCAAAGGGAATAGACACACCCGAAAACCCATCAGTAGGTGGTGCTATCTTTTTCAACAAAGAAAAGTTCTTTGAGGGAGGTGGCGAGAATGAGAAATTTATCAGCTACAATAAAGAAGATCGAGAACGCTACAGCAGATTCAAAAAATTAGGTTATAGAATCGCTCGTATTCCTGGTAACCTTTACCACTTCGACCATTATATCGGTATCAACTCAAGCACAAGAAATCCTCATTATAATCCCGCAGAGTTCGATAAAGTAGACGCTATGTCGAAAGAAGAACTAAAAAAATATGTTGGAGAATGGAGTTGGAGAAAGAAGCCGGACGAGTATTCTGATCAATATCGCGAAGACATCGATTCACGCAGATCCGCTGAAGAGATATTCAAGTATATTGATTTGACGGATGTTGAGTCGGTAATCGATTTTGGCTGCAACACGGGTTCTTGGCTCAGTGTGCTACCGAACACAATGACGAAGGTTGGTGTAGACTTCGGCGTACCCCGCGAAAAACTCTTAATCCAAAATTATGTAGACCACGATCTAAGAACACCCTATTACCATCACGAAGATGGATTGAGGCACCATGAGTACAGAATGTTTGATCTGGTTATAAACGTAGAAGTTAGCGAGCATTTAGAAGAGAGATATGCCGATACCTTAATAGATACTTTATGCAGACATTGCAAGGGCACAATTCTCTTCTCAGGCGCAATCCCAGGTCAGGGGGGACACAACCACTACAATGAAAAATGGGCCTTCTGGTGGGCTGAGAAGTTTGAAAAGAGAGGCTTCTATCCCTCAACTCACCTCAGAACTAAGATATGTAAAAACAAAAACATAGATATCTGGTATCGGAACAACATCATAGTCTACAGTAAACACAAGGTCTCAACCGGAGAACTCGACTATGTTTCTCCCGAACTTTACGAAAACATCCTTAAACATCATAGAATTTTATGACACCACAAAAAATTGAAACAGTAACAGCAAAGGCAACCTACACCGTACCAGTCTACGAAGTAATAGACGGTGGATTCCAGGAAACTTTTGAACCACTCACCTTTTGCAAGGGAGACAAGTCTAATCCCGACATCTATCGACAGAAAGGCTATTTCACAGAGACTCTAATCGCTGTGGCCAAACGATATCTCGAAGAGAATAACGTAGGAGAAATGGCTACTCGCGAGACCTCTATGGCTATCACTAAACTTGACGAGGCTCTCTTGTGGATTGGTAAGCGGGCGAGTGATCGAGCAGCAAGGGGTGTGCAAGGAACTTATCAGAAGTAGAAAAGGTTCCACGTGAAAACGTTTGGCACGATTATTGCTGTAGAATAGTCTTTTATGATTAAGAAAACAAGCAAAGGCTACGAAGTCACTAGCGAAAAAGGCAAACCTCTCAGTAAGAAGAACCTCTCTAAGAAACAAGCCGAAAAGCGCCTCCGCCAGGTAGAGTACTTCAAACATAAGAAATAATAGTACTTACCACGCTACCCATAAGAACAGCGTCCTAGGGTGAGTCTTATATCGCGGGATAGACTAGGGCTAGTCACCAGGCTCATAACCTGTCTCACGTCGGATCAAGACCGACTCCCGCAACATACATTTTCCTCATCGACAATAGTATTGTTGATTCGACGCACTCAGATGCGTTTATTGAGAAATAGACCCTCGTGATTTGAACGGGGGTCTTTATCGAAGGCCGCGAAAAACTTTTTTAAGCTATTCTAACATTTATGTCAACAATCGCAAAATTTCAATGTACGTCTGTCACCAAAACCAAACACTGGGACGGAAGCGGACGATTTCTCTATACAGCGTCTCTCAATCCTGTAACAACAGGCAGTCAAGAAAACAAAGATTTCTTAGCCGTAACTCCAACAGGTAAGATAGAACTCGGAGCATTCTCTAACGAATTGTTTGAGCCAGGCAAAGAGTACTACGTTGAATTTAAAGAAGCATAATTTTTCTCTCTAATAATTTCCCAAAACTAAACTTTTTCCCAAATTGGCACAGAAAAGCGTAATAACGGTGGATGCCTGGAAGATTGTAACTCCTCAGGGTAATATTTCTTTCAACGGTGGATCAACAACCGCAGGTACTACTAAAAAAGTAACCCTTATGATGTGGGGTACTTCAGCGATTATCTATTCAATCCCTGCTCGCACAGGCTCGACATCAACAGATGATTCGCTTCTTGTAACCTCGGATGGCTTCAATCTCTACATTACACAAGAAAGTGCTGATGTAGCTACAGGATTAAGCGCCACGGATTTAAGTGGATCTTAAGTAACTCACTAAAAATAATTAAAACAAAAGCCCCAAGATTTCGATCAAGGGGCTTTATGTGCTACTAATCGAATTTAAGAAATGTCTAAAACAATAGGTATTTACAAAATCACAAGCCCTTCCGGTTATCTTTATATCGGTCAGAGTAGAAACATAGAACATCGGAAAAGACAATACAAACACGATCAAGCGAAGAAACAACATCGTCTCCATAACTCTATTGCAAAACACGGCTGGGACGCGCACAAGTTCGAAGTGATTCATGAGTTCAATAAAAATACTGTTACACAAGACCATCTAAACTACGCCGAATGTTTCTATATGGCTCACTATCGAATGCTGGGTTATGAGTTGATGAATATCAAAGAAGGTGGTAATAACGGACCGCTTCCAGAAGAAACGAAAGAAAAGATGAGACAATCTGCTATCGGTCGTAAAATGTCTCCCGAGTCCCGCGCCAAGATGAGTGTGACAAGAAAAGGCAGGAAATGGACAGAAGAACAACGAATTAAAATCATGAACAACAAAACTATTCTGAGAGGTGAAGCCCATCCATTCTACGGTAGAAAATTATCTCCTGAACATGTTGCTAAGTTAATAGGGAGGAATAAAGGTGTTCCTCGTCCACCCGAAGTTCGAGAGAAAATATCTAAAGCGCATTCTAAACCAGTTATGTGTATCGAAACGGGTGTTGTGTTTTCTAGTTGCGAAGAAGCTGCACGGCAGATGTTCGATAATTATAAAATAGGGTGCAAAATAGGTGCGGTATGTAATGGTAAGAGGTTATCGTGCAAAGGATACACTTTTAAACGTATCTGATTGAACACCAAACTTATTTACACCTGCCTTTTCGGCCCTTACGATGATCTCAAACAACCCCGTCTAATATCTGAAGATTTCGATTACGTCTGTTATACCGATCAGGACATTCAGAATCCAGGTGTATGGCAAATAGTAAAACCACAGTCAACTCTTTCGCCGAAACTACTATCTCGTCTCTATAAAATAAATCCACCCAATCACAACAAATACGAAGTCACAGTCTACGTCGATGCCAGTTATCAACTCTATGGTGATTTCAACGAGTTCGTGAAAGATATGGGAGAGGGGGTTCACATGACAAAACATCCCCAGAGACAATGTGTGTATGAAGAAGCCAAGATCGTACTGGACAAAAAACTTGATTCTGAAGAAACTATTTCTAAACAGGTAGCGAAATATAGGGGGTTAAAGTACCCAGAGAATAATGGATTGTACCGCTGCGGTGTAATCGTTAGACGGGGGAACACGAAAAGTTTCGATAAGATCTGGTGGAAGGAGATTGAGGGGGGTAGTTGGCGCGATCAGATTAGTGCACCATTTGCAGCATTCTGGTCGAGTATCAAAATCCAAGAAATCCCCCACGGAAAGGTAGAGAGATTCATGGCGCATAGGTTACACAACCCTCGCGAAATTTCTCCCACCAACATCATCCTATGCTCGACAGTAGATGAAATAAAGGTGGCATCCAAAGACACATGGATTAATTGGAAGAACTTTCCAAATGCTACAGAGGAGATAACCAAACATCCATTTGTTCCTCATCTCATAGTAAGGGGGGAATCCATGATATTTCAACGGGTTCTTTTCGACTACATTCCCTTCGTCAACGAAATGCTGAAATACGTCAAAGCGTACAACGGTAAAACAGTGGTTTATTTAAATACAGATGTCTAAGAAGGAAGATAACCCCATAATTATCTCGCGGAACGAATACAAGGAAGATCTCGAAGCAGAGGTACAATACCACACTGCGCGAATCATGGCGACAAATCCGTTTCGTGTTACAAAAAAAATAGAGCATGTTGAGATACCGGATTTCGGAGATGACAAACGTGCTAAGTTAGATTGGGAACTTGATTTCATAAATAAATGTAGATACGGTACAAGCGATGGCATGAGTGGTCGCTACTTCTTCCACCTCAATGCCTGTTATATCAAGAACAAGGAACGCGGTAAGATTCGTCCTGATTTCAGAGCATCGATGATGGACTTCGCGAACAAACTTGATAAGGTAGTTAAGACAAGAGGTAGAGGTTCTGTGACATTCAAACGTCGCCAGGTTGGAATGAGTTGGTATATATCAACAGACAATATCTACGAGTGCACGTTCAATAAAGATTTCGATATAGGGATGAGTTCGAAGGGGTTAACTGACAGTTACCTCTTATTCGATAAACACAAATATGTTCATAGAAATCTTCCTAAGTTCCTGCGCACATACATCAACACGGATCGTCGCGACGCAATGGTATTCGGTAAATGGATAGAGAAAACAGAAAGATGGGTGGGTAACAATTCATCAATAAGATCTTTTGCACCAACACCAACTGCCTTCGCCGGTTCCCAGTTCAAGCGTTTATGCCTAGATGAAATAGGAGAAGTGGAAGAGGGAACTGCCATGTGGGCTAATGGTGAAGACACGATTATACAGGACGGAGTTAGAGTGGGAACACCTATACTTTTCGGTACTGTCGGTGATACAAACAAAGCAGGTAGATCACTTCGTGAATTCTGGAAAAATTCAGAACAATATAATTTTGAAAGACTTCCGATCTTTGGATATCAATGTTTAATCGTCGACGATCTTGGTAACGATATGATTGAAGAAAGTGTGAGATGGATTATATATGAACGTCGTCGAATGGAGACACTGACTCCAATTATACGTCATAAATTTTTTCAACGTTACCCTCTTACACAAGAAGATGCCTTCTTAGAAGCAAATGGCACAGGTGTCGGTAATCCAATGGTTCGCGCAAAGATAGCGACGAATCTTATGGAGAATCCTCCTAAGATGGTGACTGGTTGGATGAGACCCAAAGGTCCAGGTAATCCGCCAGACTTCGTACCAGATCCAGACGGTAAGATTATTATTTACGAACGTCCAGTCCCCGATATCAAACACGCTTACGTAGCGGCTTGTGATCCGGCTGAAGATGACGATACACGCAAAAGCAGAGATAACTCTAATCTCAGTACTGCAATATTAGCAAGACCTTTTGGTTTAGATGGACCTAAATTAGTTGCTGAATTTACAGATCGTCCACCGAAGTTGACAACATATTACGATCAAGTCGGTATGTTGTTGAAGTGGTATAATAACACACCATTGCTTGTTGAGACCAATAAGGGTGGAGCACGTTTAAAAGATTATTTTGAACAACATTATCCTAATCTTTTATCGCTTGCTCCGAAGTCCCCCGATAGATTACAAGGTGGATTCGAAATGACTGTTGGTGTTAAGATGACTCCTCAACGTAAACTACAAATGATAGGTTTACTCGAAAGTTATTGGGAGCATCATGCCGATTTAATACCATCAATTCGTTTCATCGAAGAGTGTGCTAAATTCGGTCTTGACCATGCAGATGATGATTTGGCTTGTGCCTTCGGATGGGCACTCATGCTTTTACAATCAGATAGAAGAGTCGCTGAATCAACAACGGCACATCTATCCATGAATCCCTCTGCCTCCTACCAACGCATCGGCGGTAAACTAGAACTAGTTAATAACGGAGCACCAATGCGCGTACAAATAAAATCAAATAATCCCCTCTTCAACAGATGAACCTCCCGTCACTAGCTACTCAAAAGAAAGATCGCGAATACCATCTCGCATGGGGTAAAGCTCTCGCTAAATATAGTTTGACAAATACCTGGGCAATTCGGTATCGCGTGAAGCAAGAGGCCATTAAGTACTTCAATCAAGGAAGTACTGGTGACATGACGCCGTGGATTCAGAAAGCACAAGATGGTAGCGATTTACCGGCGATGTATTTTAGTATTTCTGCGTTGAAGGCGAAAATTGAGAATCTAATCGGTGAACTCGAATCGCGAGGATGGGAATTGAGAGTAAGAGCGTTATCTAAAGAAGCAGTATCACGTAAACACGAAGCAAAAGAAACACTGCGTGTACAACGAAGACTTCAAGATGCAGCGCAGTTTGCACAAGAACGCACAGGTCTTCCTGTTCAGGACCCCAACATTCCCCAATCAGATTTGTCTTTAGACGAATGGGCCGATCTTAAATACAAAGACAAATTAGAGTTAGTGTATGAGATGGGATTAAAGGACCTGGCGAAACGTAACAATGTCGACAGGCTTAGGAATGCTACATTCAAAGATGTATGGATACAGAATGCTTGCTTCATTCGTAACGAGATTGTAAGAGGAGTGCCGCGACCTTTCCGTGTGGAACCTCTGTGCTTTGTGTGGGACCCCAACGCTACCGACGACGAACTGTCCGACAGTACTTATTTCTTAGAAGCCTATTATATGGGTTTAGCCGAAGCCGCTGAACGTTACAACCTAACTCAAGAAGAATTAGAGAAGGCTCAGAACAACTACAACGTCTATACCAACATGAACGCGGGTTTGTACATTGGAGCCAGCCAGAATCATTTCTTCGATTGTATTGACAACGGTTCGTTGGGTTGGTTTAGGAATATTGACAATGTGCCTAGAGTCATGGTACTGAGGGCTGTTTGGAAAGACTTCAAGACTCGCAAGTACAAGAACGAGGTCAAAGAGAAGTACGGCACAGAACACCTGCAAGAACTCACCGACGAGAACAAAACTCCTCGCAAAGCCAATATCATCACTTCTAAAATGGAATGTTGGAGGGGGATCACAATGATCGGAGGAGAGATTATTAGGGAATGGGGCGAACTTCCTAACCAACCCCGTGACATTGACACTTTAGAGAAAACGTTGCCACCTTATACCTGTTGGGTACCAAACTATATGTTAGGTCAATCAATATCTAAAGTGGAACAGGTGGTGGCGCTCGATCTCCTCAAAGACATGGCGATGTACAACCTACAGCTTGCCATGAACAGGGCGGGTGCTAAGGGGTTCGTATTCGATATGGCTCTGATGCCAGAAGGCTGGAACCTGGACAAGGTAGCATCGTATCTGAAGACTGCGGGTATTGTTGCGGTGAATACCAAAGAGTACCAGATGATGCAGGGGGGTATGAACGTACTCAAAGAGATCGATTTATCGATAACTCAAGGTATCAGGGAATATGTTGAGATAATGAACTTTCTGGACCAACAGGAGAATATTATTTTGGGTAGTTCTGCCGAAAGACAGGGAGTTGTACAGGCTCCTTCCCAAGCAGTGGGGGTGACCGACGCCGCTATCTTCCAATCAGCCATGACTACGAAGCCGTATTTCATAGGGTTTGAGAGATTCTGGTCAAGGGTGATGACACAACAGGCTAAACTGATGCGCATCGCTATGGCCGATAGAGAGGTTTTTGAACCTATTATCGGATCGGCGGGAGTCGATTTTCTGAAAGAGAACATCGATATCGATCTCGAATCGGTAGGTGTGATCGTTGAAAGTTTGCCTCCTCTCTTACAAGATAGAGCCAAATTCGAGAACTTCATCATGCTAGCTGTACAGTCTCAACAACTTGAAGTTCAGGACGCTCTTGACATCCTGCTCGATCCAGATATCAAACAGGCACTTCGCAAACTCCAACGTAAGGTCACAGTCCGTAAGATGCTTGAATCTCAGATGCAGCAAGCAGAGCAGGAGAGAGACGCACAATTACAACAGAAACTCTCTCAAGATCAGATGGCTACTCAGCAAATGAATATCCAGGGTCAGATGGGTCTGCAACAATTGAAGAACAAGGGTAATCTCGATAAGACAGCCCTGACCGGCAAAGTCAAACTGAACGATTCTAAGATAAAAACTCTAGCAACTTTAGCGGCACCTTAGTAGTTTGGCACGATTATTGCTCTATAGTAGACACTTTTTAATCTAAAACCTCCCCTTTAATGTCAGATTTAGATCAGAACATGAAAGCCGGACTCGCCGCTTTCTCAAACAAAATGAAAAATGAAGCTGCTGCACAAGGCGCAATACCACCCGCAGCGGTTCCTACAAATACTGAATCTACCGTTCCACCCGCTGTCACCCAGGTCGAACCAAAGCCAGTAGTAGAGCCAGTGGCTCAAACTCCTCCCGCTCCGGTCACAGACCCTAAAACAGAACTCTCTACTGAGCCTGCCGCTAATGCAGAGCCAGTCACAGAACCGTGGGACAAAGATTTATTCTCTAGTACCTCGACACCCGTCGACCAACCTTTGACAATCGAGAATCTTAGCAGTGCTTTGAAACTCGAAGGTATCAAGACAAAAGACGATCTGGTACAAACCTTTACAAAACAAGAAGCGAAAATCAAGGAACTAGAAGCATCACAAGCTTCGTTCGTTTCAGATTTGGATGATGAATTCAAAGAGATTTTTAAGATAGCAAAAGACAAAGGTGACTGGAAAGGTGCCCTTGCAGCAACCTTGGTTGACTACAGCAAGGTAGATCCCATCCAACTGTTCGAACAAGAAATCGACAGGCAATACGGACTAGGAACTCCAAACTACAACAAGGAAGCAGCCGACGCAGCCCTCGCAGAAGTTCCCGAAGCAACAAAGCGAATCCTAGGCAATCAAATCAAGGATAACTTGACACAGAGAGCACAGATGCGTAAGCAAGAGATCGCAAGAGCAAACGAAGAACGAAAACAAAAGTTCAACAGGGATCTCGCAGAAGCCTCTAAAAATCTATCTAAAACTCTTTCTCCCGAAAAGGTAGGCATAACGCTCGAATCAAAACACGGCGATTATATCTATGAAGGTATCAGAAGTGGTAAGTTGATCGAAAAGCATTTTGGTAAGAATGTCGACCTCAGTGGGGTAGACGCTAACAAACTCGCTCGAACACTCGCACTGGCTGAATGGGGAGAAAACATCTCGAAACATCAATTCGATCAAGGTAAGGTCAAAGGTCAGAAAGAACTCCTTTCAAAAGCACAAAATGTTCAGTTGAACACACCTGCTATACCTCCTCAACCCCAAACGAACGACAAGCCTAAATCTGCTGCTGAAAGAATTGCAGCACATGTAGGCTCTCTAAGAACACCTGGTAGTCTCTAAGACATCCCTCCTCGCTTCTCATTTAATCCACACTACAATGGATCAAGCCTCTTAACGGAGGACAGATGAGAACTGTTTGTGTGGATACTCAATAAGTAAATCCAACAAACCAAACAATTAAATACTATGGGTTTAATCCCCGGCACAAACGTCCCGAGTTCCGTCTCAGGTACAGGTACACAAGCTCGCGATCAGCAGGTCTTGTCCCAACATATTTTCAATGCGGGTCTCGAAAAACCCGAGATTCTCGAAGCACTTATCATTAAATTCCCTCAGTACTATCTCACGGATATGACTGAGAAAATCGCTGGTGTAAGTGGTACAATCTTCTCGGATACTTATTCTTGGCAAATCATGGATCGTACTCGTAAGAGCGCGACGATCACCGCGATCAGCAACGGTACAACTGCAACAGCAACTCTTACTCTTGATATCACAGCAGATGGTGTAAATGATCTAGGTTATTTCATCGTGGGTGATGAATTCCGTGTAGCTAACACAGGTGCTAACGGTCGTGTTGCTTCTGTAAGCAATTCGGGTGGTTTCCAAACGATGACTGTAACACAGTTTGATGGAAGCAATTGGTCAACAGCACTCATCAACTCGACTCATAAAATCGGTCATATCGGTACAGGCTTCGCAAGAGGTTCATCTGATGCAGGTGGTGTTCGTTCGTATCTCCCCGGAACAGACTACAACGTAACCGAAATCAATCGTAGGAAATTCCGGATTGAACGCGGTATGATGTCTCAGAAGACTTATGTCGACAATGAGTCATGGTACTACAAGCAAGAAGACTTCGAACAGAAGGAATTCATGCGTGACTTTGAAGCGAAGTTGATTTTCGGTAAACGTTATAAGACGGCCACCGGTGTGAATCAAACTCGTGGTTTGATGGAATACGCAGAAGGTTCGGGTCAGGTTGTTAACTATTCGAGCGCAGTCGGCTTGCAAGAAGCAGATCTTACTCAGTTTGCAACTCAGATCGTTCCTCAAGCTGGTTCTAACGATATCATCATGTTGTGCGGTATCAAAGCCCTCGCAGATATCAACCACGCTTTGGGTTCGAAGTATCAAACAATCGCAATGCAAGATAAGCCCCGTCAATTGGCCGGTCTTGATTTCCAATCGTATCAGATTCTCGGTAAGAAGTTTCACTTCGCATACTACGAACTGTTTAGCGATACAGCGATCGTTCCTACTGTCACTCCTTCGTCAACAGCGAAAGACTTTAACAACCTTGTGCTTGCTCTTGACTTCGGTACAGTAGCAGGTGCTAACGAGCGTAACATCCAGGTGAAATACCGTGATGGTGCTAAGTTCATCCAGAAGATGATCCCCGGTATGGCGTCGCCCGGTCTTGAAGTATCTAACGCTTATGATGGTATCGAAGGTCAACTCTTGACTGAGTTCACGACTGCTGTATACTCTCCTAACCGTTTAGGTTTGCTATTCGCTAACAGTTAATAAAAAATCTGATAATCAATTACTTACAGTAGGAGAACTAACATTCTCCTACTTTTTAAAAACTTAAACTTTAACAAAATGTCAAAACAATTTATAAGACCCTACGACAGCACACGATTCAAATGGTTCGTTGTTGTGGGTGATGGACTCGACAGAATCAATCGTGGTGGAACAATATCGTTTCGTCATTATACAGATCACGCTGGCGCACTCGGAGAACCAGGTAGATTGATAGAATATATCACATCTAAAGGTTCGGATGGCAAAGCACTCAGTAAGTTCTTCGTGCTTGACGAATCAAGACGCAGGCTTCAGGTTCGCGAGACTGACAAAGATATGAACGGAGTCAGTCAATACGAGTTTCTCAAGAACTATCCAGAATGTGAAGGATCTCCTAACGGTCACTATATCGAAGTCGATGGAGTTGAAATCCAACAAGGAGTAATCTTCCGAGAACTCGATAGCGATAAAGATGCTGATGTAGCACTCGAAGCGGAAGCTCAAAGGACCAAAGCAAAGTCAAGTGCCTTTAATCTCGACGACAAGACGATGCAAGAAATAGCCGCTAATATCGGCTTCTTCGGTAGTCCTGGTAGTCAGATGAGATTGACGGTGCTCGAATTCGCAGAGAAACGTCCAGCCGATTACTTCAAACTACTCAACGCTGGTGACAGAAATGTCAGAGCGATAGTTAGAAAAGCAATCGCAGACGGTTTGTTCACAGTGAAAGGTTCTATCATTTATTGGGAGACTACAGTAATGGGAGCCGACGAGAATGAAGCAGTTGCCCGAATTCTCAAAGACGAACAAATCCTCAACGCTCTCCAAAATAAAGTCGATCTCGGTACAGAGGCTAAATCAACGGCTCCTGTTAAGAACAAAGGCGGTCGCCCTAAAGGCTCCACAAACAAGAAAGAACAAGCTGAAAACAGTCTATAAGTTCTCAATCATAAATGAAGTTAAGCCCTAGCCATAAGGTTCAGGGCTTACTTTTTCAAAACAGTATGACACCGTCACAATCATTTGCTCGATATATAGGAGTTCACGAAGATCCTAATAATACCTTCTCTGATAGAACGGAGTTCGGTAAGAAGGTCCATGCTGCTGGTCAGCATGATCATGAAGCATGGTGTGCTTACGCAGCAGAGGTAGCATTTAAAGATGCCTATCCTTCTCGTTTCGCAGAACTCGATAAACTATTCAATGCTTCAGCAATAGTCACCTTCAATAATTTTAAGAAGGCTGGCTACAAAATCAGCCTTGATCCAGTCAAAGACGCCCTGGTTATCTGGCAACACTATAAGGAAGGAGTCGCTACGTGGCAAGGACACGCCGGTATCGTATCCGAAGTTTTCCCTAACAAAGAGTTCAAATCTATTGAGGGCAACACTAACGCAGCCGGTGGTAGAGAAGGTATCGAGGTTGCAGAAAAGAAAAGAGCAGTTAATTATACAAACATAGACGGACTGAGATTGCTCGGTTTTGTCATAATCTAAAACAACACTACATTGGCACTTCCAAGCCCCCCTTCGTTACAATACTCGACGATTTCCGCTGACAGAACTTCGATCACAATCACAGATGTGAGCACTTATACATCACCAGCGCGTAACGCTGTTGGCGTGTATCTGAAAGCGAAGAAGATGAAGTATGACTCGACAGTACAACAAGTATTGACGAGTACAGGGAACAACAATGATCCTAACTCCGATAGTATTTGGACGATCCTAATCTCACAAGGCGACGGATGGCACCGTTTTCCCTTCGTAATCATTCCTGATTACGACACAGGAACAACTTACGCACAATACGACGCGGTGTTCGAACCAACATCAAAAACAGTGTATCGTTCAGTACAGGCCGGTAATCTAAACAACTCTCTCACCGATAATGTTTGGTGGGAATTAATAGCAGATCCAGCCGAACTCGCAGAGAACGAAGGTGAGACAAATCAAAGTGGAAACATCTCGTCAACAATCTATGAAATAGAAGTGCTTGGAAATTCCGAGTACTATTTCTCAAACGCTATTGCTATAGCGAGTACTGAAGGTGGTGACGCAGAACGAGAAAGAAACGTAAATATCTACGAACTGCTTGCTGTTCTTGTTGATGGTTGCTATGTGGATTCAGATCGCGCTCAATACGCCGATGGTGAACGAATTGCTCGTCGTATACAATCTCTCGCAATTGAATTTCAATTAACATAATATGCCGAACCGTCCAGAAATCGTTCTTCAACGTGTCGGCGCAGGCTTGGAGGGAGTCAAAGATTCTTTAATCACCGATCCCGCCGACAACTTTCTTCATCTAGTTGGTGATCAGGATACACCAGGTGCCAGTAAATATTACGGTACAGATTCAAGTAGTGGTAAGGGATATCATTCTTTCCCCACCGTACCTAATGGTTTCACCACCGAGGATGGTACTAGAATCAAAACCAAAGTTTTTGATGTTGGGACTTGGAACATGGATACAACAGATAGTATACAAGTGGTATTAGATCAAGCGTATACACAAGTATTAGGGGTGAAAGTTACGATAATGGCTGACGGTATAACAACAGCACAATATCCTCTTGATTGGTTCGATGGAACAAGTACTCAAGGCGGTATCGGTTCGGCACTGACACAATTAATAACACTATACAGAAAAACAGGAGGTGTGTTCGATGATCCTGCTTTTTCGGGTTCATCCAACAGAGGTTACTTAACATTAACTTACATTAGTTAATAATGGCAATAGAATCAATAAAAACAGAAGTAAGTGAAGATGCCGTACGTTATCAGGCACGTACATCGCTTGCCACGCTTGCTTTAGATATCGCCAATAAACGTATTATCGATTGGTCTAAAGTTAAAAAAGCAGCCAAGATTAGGTATTGGTTGAAAGCTCTTGATTATAAAGAGTTTCTTACAAAGACACAACGTCTTCAGATACTTTATAAATTGATAGAGATTAGTGGTGTTAATGATTTCCCAACATCTCCGGTACTTGAACTTCACACCCGTCCTAATATCGAAATCAATGGTGGGGGAGGATCTGGTTCGGTTACTAATTTCTCAAGCGGTAATCTATCCCCTTTATTCACAACATCTGTAAGTAACCCAACGACAACTCCGTCGCTATCTTTCTCTGCGTCTTCTGTTTCTGCTAATAAAGTTTATGCAGGACCAGACGGTTCTAGTGGTATACCGACATTCAGATCATTAGTGAGTGCTGATTTTCCTTCGCTCAATCCTTTTTCAGATGCTTCTCCTTTGGTATATCAAAACGGAGATAATACGGCGACCATTACATTATCGGCTTCATCAGTTTCCACAGGAACAAATAGAACCTTCTATTTGCCCGATGTTGATGGCAATATATTAGTTGACGCAGCAATGTCTAACGGTAACGCCACCACATGGAATGGAACATCCTACGATTTAGGTGGTTCATTGTCCGGCAATGTTATAATTGATATGGGCGCGACCACTAATCAATTATTTTTCAGGAACGGTAAAGTTCTTTTTCAAAAATTAAGTGGTACTCAAGCTCCTATAAATCTCGCAGAAGCCACGGGAGTAGGTGCGATAGGAGGAGACATGTGGGCTTCTAACGGATATGTTTTCTGGAAAAACACCTCCAGTGACGTTTTCAGATTTATGGGGGAAGATGATTCTAATCCACTCTCCTCATTACAACTTCCCATTAAATCTGGCAGACTTTATATCGGCGACAGCACTTATACTTGGAATAGTACCGACAAGGCTGTAAGTATGAGAAGATTAGTGCTGTCTCCAAACAGTACTAAATCGGGATTGAACTTTGGAGGCATTGCTGGTGATCCAGCCACAATCATTACTGGTGATATGTGGTATGACACTTCAACTAATGATTTCAAAGGTTCATGGAACAGTGTCACCAGGACCTTCGCTAATCTCGATAGTACGCAATCATTCACCAATAAAACAATTAATGGTTCGGCTAATACGATCACTAATGTTTCATTAACAACCGGAGTCACAGGTCGATTATCTTTCGCCAATATAGTGCAAGGTTCTGGTCTCTCGGTACTCGGTGTGACAGGTAATTCGACAGCGAATCTAGCGTCGATTGTTGGCACTACAGATCAGGTATTTCGTATAGATAGTGCCGGTACTACTTTAGCTTTCGGATCGCTTGATTTATCTAAATCAGGGACAGTCGGCACTTCTCGTTTGGCTTATTCTAATTTAACAGCCCCGTCAACAACTTCGCTTTTGCTCGGTAGAAACAGTAGCACCACGGGTAATTGGGAAGAAATAAGTTTAGGTGGTGGACTTGTGATGACAGGAAATGTCTTATCATCTAGTGGTGCCGCTCCTACAGGTCCTGCCGGAGGAGATTTAGCTGGTACTTATCCGAACCCAACAATAAAATCGAGCGTTGCCTTATCGGGAAGTCCAACCACGACAACACAAGCACAATTCGATAATTCTACAAAAATATCTACCACCGCGTATGCAGATAAAGCCGCAGGGCAATTTGCTACTAAGGGACAAATCATCAATGAAACCTTCACTTCCTCATTCTCTAACTATACTGTAACAGGTTCAGCAACTTGGTCGATAGTAAGTGGAAAATTGCAAGGAGTGGGTGGCACATCCTTCGATCTCGCTAGTTATGTCAGTCATTCAGGATGGGGTAATACAGCAATAAGAAATTCTTCTCAGAGTGTTGAGGTAACTATCGGTACTTTAAGTTCGACAAGCCAAGGAGTGCAACTATCGCTTTTTGGAAAGGGAATTGGTGGGCAGAACGGTGTTAGTTTTGTTCTTCGACTCAACACCGCCAGATTAGGATTTTTGGAAACTTATTATGTTTCCGGTACGCCTGTTCAGGGTCCTAGTAGTGTAGTGGCGCTTACTGTTGCAACCGGTGATATTGTTAAATTAGAAGTCGATGTTCTTGAAAACGAATATATTTTCAAGGCTACAAATCTAACGCAGACCTCCGTACAACCAATCGTAGTGTCAGTAACTACATCTCCTGTTGTCGGTACACCGTGGGCAAATTACAGTACAATTCAGTTTGGCTTCGGTGTGGTTGGTGGAACACATTCGTTCGATAATCACATAGTGACTATTAATGATCCGGTTGCCCCGAATATTTTAATTGCCGGTAACTCAATAGCCACAGGAGCGGGAGTTATCAACGTCGAACAATCCTTCCCTAAACAATTAGAAGAACTTAGTGGATTAAAGGTAATGCGATGGTCGGGAGGCGGCAATGTTGCGAGAGATTTAAGAGGCGCTGATATTCTCAGATACGCAGATCCAACAAAGACAATCGTTGTCATAGATATCGGAGTCAATGACGTAATAACGGGTAGAACTAGCACGCAGATTATTACGGACATCAATCAAATAATCACGGATTTAGGAGCGGGGTGGACTTTAGGAACTAATCTTTTTGTATGTGAGGTTCTTCCGTATTCAACTTTCTCTTCTCAAGTACAAACATACAATACAGCATATCAAACAAATTATGCCGCGGGTCTTATTCGTTGGTATCAATCCTTCAATAATGGTTCGGGAGGAATGCAAACAGCGTTAGTAAATGCTGATCTTCTTCATCCCAATTGGATGGGTCATAAACTGATGGCCGATTTTCTATATCAGGATTTGAGAAGTAGAGGAGTCATCACTCCTACATCAAAAACGAGATCAAATCGATCACAGATATATACTTATAATGGGTTTTTAGGATTAGGAGCAGCAACGCCATTCACGCCTACTTACAATCTACAATCTATAAATAATAAGCAACAATTAATTGTTGGAAACGATGCCACAAATCCAACTTATGGCGGAGGCATGGTTAGTACGACAGCTACTCATGCGTCGATTCGTTCAGGAATGGTTTTCGATGGCTCAAATAACGTTTCGACTGGAACAGCAGGAAACTCGGAAATAGTGCTACAAGACGGTGCGTTGTCTTGGAGAAGTAACACGGGCATAGCCGCAGGGTCAAATGTTCCGACAATGACGACGTACTTTAGAGGATTGGCTACAGGTTTGTTCGGCATAGGAGCTAATAACACCAATCCACTCGCACAACTTCATCTAACGAATGACGGCAACACTAATCAAGGTCTTTTAGTCGAACTCCACGCAGCATCACAAACAGAGAATACAGTTCTTTTAAGAAAGAGTAGAGGTAGTTTATCTTCTGCGGCAGCAATCAATGATACTGATTATGGATCGGCAGTTAAATTTGATCATTATAGCGGAAGTTCTTATTTGAGAACCGTGTCGATCGGTACTCGCGTGAATGGAACCGTGACTACCTCGTCAGTGCCTACGGATTTTTTCATAGCCACTTCGCCCACCGGAACAACTGATCCTTATACGAATGGAACAGTTAAATTCCTTATTTCTAGTGGAGGCAATGTGGGTATCGGTATGACCGCTCCAACAGCGCGATTGCATTTACCTGCCGGAACAGCTTCTGCTAATTCAGCACCTCTGAAATTTACTTCCGGAACTATTCTTACTACAGCGGAAGCAGGTGTTGCGGAATACGATGGAACAAATTTCTATCTATCACCATCAACAACTCGCAAAAGAATTCCATTATCTAATAATACTACCCCCTCAAACGGGCAATTGTTGATTGGCAATGGAACCGATTATACCGTAGCTTCTTTAACATCCGGTACAAACATTTCGATTACTCCTGGCTCAGGATCACTTACTATATCTTCGACAGGAATAGGAGGCTCGACAGGAGCAACCGACAAAGCTATTCTCATCGCAAACGGTACCGGCGGAACAACTCTGCAATCTTCTGAAATTTTATCGACCGCGAATGGAGGTTTACAACTCGGTATAACTACTACGACCGGTGCTACACGTATTTTCACCGTAAGTGGGACAAATTCTCAAATTGATTATAAATTTCTCGCTAAAGGATCGGGTGGTCTTACGATTTTTGAAAACGATGGTAATCAAGGTGCTATACAGATAGGTGACGGTACAAATGTCGCTTATAACCAAATAAGCAGAACAGCAGTAACTTTCGGTAAAGTATCCGGATCGTTTTTCAATGCTATCATTGCTGCATCTGGTGTTTTTGGAGCCACGGCGGGATCTGATCTTCAGATTATTGGCGGTAGCGGTTATACTAGTGGCACCACAAACGCGGGTAATGTAGTGATAAAAGGAGGTACACCCAATGGTGGTGGAACTCCGGGTATAGTTAGAATCATAGGTACGACTACTAACGATACCCCTACGGCGGGAGATGTGGGTGAAGAAATATCATCTACTATCAGTACTTATACGGATTATACGACCACAGCCACATATCAAAATGTGACATCTATCAGTTTGACACCCGGAGATTGGGATATTTCCGCATTCTTCGTTTATAGTTCTAATTCGGCAACAATAACGGCTGCTTCAAACGGAATCTTCGTTATATCGACTACAACGGCTAGTGCGGCTGGTGCGACAGAAGGTTTAAATATCGCTTATGTTCCACAAGCAGCCTTGTTGGGTACATCTAAATTTTCAGATTCGATAACACCTTATCGTGTATCGATTTCTTCTAACACCACATATTATTTAAATACACAAGCCACATTCACGGTAGGTAATCCACAATTCGTAGGATCAATAAGAGCCAGAAGAATTAGATAAAATAAAAATTATGGGAAGAAAAATATATCCGTTTCGTCAAGCGCAAGACGCTTTCATTATCGCTAAATCAGACAGTGTTAATTTTGTAGATGATACCAGCAACAATCCAAAAGGTTATAGTTTAGCTGGTGCTATTTATGTTGGGGGTGGGGGTGATGTAGTAGTGGTCACTTCCGACAATACACCGATATTATTTAAAGCTGTCCCGACAGGAACTACTCTTTACATTCAATCTCTCAGAATTAATTCAACAAATACCACAGCTACTAATATGGTAGCTCTTGTTGGTTTAGGTGTTTAAGCATGACAACAGCACAAGCAGTGACTTATTTTCAAGTATTAATAGATAAGTATGGATCACCTTCAGTGATCACGAGCGAAGTCTATACTTACCTGAACCACGCTATCAACGAGTATGTAAATAGGCTATTGCCTGATACAGAAGGTGGTATAGAGAACTGGGAACAGGATGAGAACGTGATGATGAATCTTCAACCTCTCATCTTTAACCTATCCCTTACTCCTTCTAGCGGATTGATAACTGTTTCTAATATTAATACAGCGTTGACTACTGCTGCGTCAGAGGTTGGTGCTGAGTACTTAAGAATTGGCTCGATAGGTAAAGGAACACTCCCCATCCGATTCGTCCGACAGAATAATTTCTGGGCTTTTCAGAGAAACTTTTTTAAGCGCCCTTCCAGCACAAAGTTAAGATATACTGTCGCAGCGAATGGTCTACAAATCTATCCAACAACCACAACAGGTCCTATTCTACTCAACGTGATTAAGAAACCAAGAATCGTCTCAGGTAGTGTTGATCCTGAATTTGGTGACTATCAAATGTACGGCGTTATAAGTCTGGCAGCACAACTATGTGGGGTAAGTGTACGTGATTCAGAATTGATAGAGACTTTAAAAGGAGTAACACTTCAAAATACTAAGTAGTGAGAAAAGAAGAAAAGATGCACCAATCGGTGTGTCATTATTTAGGTTATCAGTATCCTGGTATTGTGTTTATTTCGGAAGCCTCTGGGATTCGCGTCGGTAAGGGTATGGCGATAAAACTCAAGAAGATCCGTTCTAACGACACACTTCCTGATCTTTACATCTTAGAACCTCGCGGCAAGTATCATGGTCTCGTGCTCGAACTAAAAACAGAAGAGGCTCACATTTACAAGAAAGACGGCACACTTAGATCGAACGAACACGTAGAGGCACAGAACAAGACGTTGAAGAAACTAAGAGATAAAGGTTATTATGCTGTGTTCGCAGTGGGATTAGATCAAGCCATAGAAATCATAGACAATTACATGGATGGCACGTATAACTAAAGAAAAATTAATCGGTGATATTGAGTTACAACTAAACCAAGGTGCTCCTTCGAAAGACTCTGAGTTAGAATACGATCAGATTGCCTATCACGTTAACATCATGTTGAACGATTTGAAAGCTCGTGAGATAGACAATGAACTAAAGAAGGGTAATCAGATACCACCAATCTACATATCCAGACAAGTATGTAATCAACTCTCACCGGAAGTAGTGGCGTGTATTGACGACAGTGAAGAGAGAAGTTATTTCGGTCTTTCCGAGCAAGTGCTCGACACGTTCGACGATAATGGAATTGTCCAGGTTCTAACAGATGAAGGGGATGAAGTGTACAAGGCCTCTCTTCAGATGATGCCTACATTCAGAAAGATGAAGTATACAGCGCCGTCTCCCGAGTTACTGCTTTGGTCGAGGCAAGGTGATAACATCTTCGTAGAAGGCCTCAATCCATCCGATCTTGACTTCAACAAGATTATGGTCTATTACATTCCAAAACAAGATGTGATAGCGATGGCAGATAGTGACGAGATTGTTATCAGCGACAAGACTCTTTCTTATATGATCGAGAGAGTTGTTGATTTGCTGAAGTCGGAACTTTATGGAACATCCAGCGATCAGTCTAACGATGGTGTTGATCCTAAAGATGTCTTATATCATCGGGCAATCGCTAATCCTTCTCAAGAACAACCAACTCAACCTGAACAATAATGTTTATATCACTCGATGAAGTTGTTGCAACTGCCTCCACAATAGTGAAGGACGCAGACTCAAAGTTTAAACTGTTGTGCCGCCAATGGGTGGCGTCATTAGCTCTTCCTGAATTAGGTATATCCGACGATGATGTTCGTGTGGTAGAATTGATACCTATTAATTATACTGTTCTCAAACCAAAAGATTTTCGTGCACTTATCGATGTTAATGTGTTTGATAGCAATGGTTGTCAACTTCAACATAAATTCAGAGCGGGGGGTAAGAGAATTTACCGTGACGATAGACTTCGACCAGTGGCCACCACCTCTCAACAAACGTTGAATGATCGGATTCCAGTAGACATTTCGATGGATACTACATCCTTTCATCTAGGCACTAACGCAGATCAGGTATTCTCCATAGTAGTTAGATATTATTCGTACCCTGTTGATGATGAAACAGGTCTTCCGCTGATTCGACAAGAAGAAGCTCTTGCCTGTGTTTACTTCTGTCGTTTTATGTGGAGTGCCCGAAATAACGACAACCGTTCCGAGATAGAACAGAATAGGCAATGGTGGATGCTAGAGGCAGATCGAGTAAAAGCTAAAAAGAAAATGGCTTCTCTCACGCCAGAACACATGAAGAGAATAGTCAATAGTGTTTGGATGAGAAATATTCCATCGTTTCAATTTTCTCAATATTAAGGATATAGGCTTAATATTATCAAATTAAGTCTGGGCACTTAATTTAAAACCAGCAAATGCAAGAAATAGTAGCTAACCGCTTTCATCAGGGACTCGATGGTGACACAAACAACTCCATCAAAGATCCAACACACTACATCTCGGCACACAACGTAACGTTGTCGAGCGGTAGTGATTATCTCGCATTGACTAATATCAAGGGTACTTCACAGATTGGTTCGTTGAGTGGAACCATATCAACAATTATAGATTGTAATGTAAGAATTGTACCAACAAAATATAAGATTGGTTCGGTAGAAGCTGTCAACTGTTTGACTGTTTTCATTGTTGCTAAGGAGAGTGGTCACGACGCACTCTATATCAACTGTTATGATCTCGATAATAACGTTCTGTATTATCTCTTCAAAGATCAGTCGTTACCGAGCGGCTATTTCTCTTCAGACACAGTCGTTGATACAAGAGTCTATCCTGAGAACGGTATAGACTATGTTTATTTCGAAGATAACTATAACGAAGGAAGACAGTTAAGGTGTGAAATACCAACCGGTTCAGCAGCCTTCTTCCTAACTGATTTCGACATATCGCTACAGAGATGGGGGGCGAACGGTAAAGTATCTTTGTTATCGATTGATACAGGTACTCTTTTGACGGGTACGTATCAATATGCTTATCGCTGCGTCGATCCAACACACAAACGCTTCACCAGGTGGTCGACACTGTCACAACCATTTCACGTTTACAGTAAAGTAAATGATGACAAACCCGTCTATTCCGCACCAGGTCTTCCGTCTCCTTTTGCATTAACGGTCATAGTTTCTCCATCTCCTGATGAAGTAGATCATTTCGATTACTTTCAGTTAGCTGTTATAGAGAATGTGTATGGAGTCGACAATCCCGTACAAACAGCGGCACTGCTACCAATCACCTCATTGACAAGCGCCAACACTCAATACGTTCACAAATCGAACGATAGAGTTGGTTTAGTCGCTATCCAGGACATTGTTATCGATCCAGCCGCGATACGCTCATCGAAGACACTAGCGGTCAAACAGAACAGGTTATTCAGGGGTAACATAAAATACCACGATCTTCAATTTGACAATGGTACACCCGCTGTTGATGGTGGTAACATAGAAGTCTCAACAGTGGTATCTACCCAGAACGATATCTACAGTGATGGGTACTACTCTTCGAAGTTCAAGGGTTACTTCCGAGACGAAACATATCGTTTCGGCATAGTCTACAAAGATAAGTATGGTAACAAGGGTCCAGTCTCGGTGCTTGATCTGAACAGTTTGACTGGTAACCAGATAACCGGCTCACTACCCGACGTACATTTCCCTGCTCGAAGCACATCGAACGCTTACACTATATTCAGCAGCACCGATCAACTGAGAGCATTAGGTATTACTCTTTCGAATATTCACAATCACCCAACCTGGGCTGTTGGGTTTGAGATCGTTCGCGCTAAAAGGATCAAGAGGATATTGTTTCAGACTCCCGTAATACCAATGATGTACATCGAGGGTATCGGTGCTCTTGACTCTTATCCTTCTCTCGCAGTAACGCAGGACGATGGTGTGGAGGGTGATAAATCTTACCCAGACGCACAACCTCAGAAATCACTGAGAACATACACTCCTAAGAATCTATTCTGGCCAGAACTAAGAAACATCCAACGTAAACTAACACAGACTGGGTCGGGGGCTTCTTTGGGTAAGAAGGGAGAAGCAGCGTTGGCTCTTGATGACGATAACAAGTTCTCTTTCTCGATGATTTATCCCCAATCAACAATGTACGGGGATACTCCGTATAAGTTTACTGGATCGGAGAAACTAGAAACAATTGACTATACACTGAATAAAACCAGTATTGTAGATTTTGACGATACCTCTCATCCAATAACTGGTAATTACATCAAGACAAGAGTGAGTGGTGTGTGGTATGCCCTGAAAGATGCAAACTATTTCTTCGATAGTGGTTGGTCAGCGAAGAGCATTACAACTACCCCCACTACAATCAAAAACTACCAGTTCGTCGAGTCCTTGTCCGAACCTATCACATTTAACGGTAACAGTTTCTTTGATTACGATTCGTTGAATGGACAGGGTGTGAACTGGGGATATAAACAACAGGTACAGAAGGGTGTTGTTATCGAGACCTCGGAAGCGTTCGAAGAATTAAATAGAACTGCCTCTGTTACTTTTGCAGCAGGTGTATACAATGTCAGAGCAGATGGTGGTTATATTGTTGGATCAAGTGGTCCTAAATATCCAATGTCCGACAGTATTTCTAACGCGTTTATAAACGAATATCCAGACTACAGCAATACTCTTCCCACACAAGCGTTTAGAATCGTCAACGCTGTCAATAATTATGGTGATGACAGATATGGTAGCGTAGACACACCACACGAATTCATCTCAACGGGTGCCTCATATACCTTCACGAGTGGTGAGTTGGTAGACGTAAAAGCAGGTAACAGGGTCGACGTAGATATCACTGTTTTTGGTGGGGATTGTTTTCTGTCATCTCACGTATTTAAAGTTTCAGATACACAGTATTCGGTAATCAATCAAGCTAAAAATTACGCACCACCTTCTGCCGAATCATCGTCCGATTTGTTAACAAATTGGGATGGTCGTTATTATTTGAATCAGGGTGGTGCGGCTATATCTTTACCCATCGCTCTTGAAGGAGCTTCTCAATTCGTCCAGTGTGTGCTCGAATCAGAGTATAACGGAGGAGTAATGGCTGAAGACAACATAATGGGTATAAGTGTAGGGGGTGTAGACTATCCAGAAGGAGGTTTTCCCATCATGAATCACAATAAGTTCTTTGTGTCTGCTGGTGCAATCCGTTCACCTTTGACTTACCTCTATAACATCAACATCTCCAAGCAAGATGACCAACGAGTCTACTTCGCTCGACCAGCCTTTAACTTCGAACAGAGTAACTACAAAGCTCGTGTGATGTACAGCGATGTCAAGATTTATGGTAGCGACACACAGGGATTTGATATCTTCAGGGTAGGTAACATCTACGACCTTGAAGAGAATGGTGGTGGAATCACTAAACTAGCATTGGAGGGGGACAACCTGTACGCTATTCAAAATAACAGGATAGTTTACCTACCCACAGGTAAAACCTCTGTCGAATTGACAGACGCTAATATCTTGGCGATTGGCGCGGGTGATGTGATTAGTCGACCTCTTGTGATCGACTCAAAAAGAGGTGGACAACAACTCCAATCAATCATTGAAACAGGTAATACTATCTTCATTCCCGATCCCCTCAACGACTCTATCTACGCTTTGAGCGGTCAACAATTAAAATGGCTTGAAGAGAATGGTATGAGAACGAACGCACGCTCTTTGTCCAATAACTTACTTGCTCTCTACGACTCTTCGAGAAAAGAGTATTGGCTTGTAGACAATAATCAGGGGATTGCTTATGTTTTCTCGGAACAACTAAATTTGTGGATAGGAGATCTGGAGACAAGTGGAAGTGGTAACAAGTTGGGGGACGGTGTGTATGATGACGCACTTTACATAGTATCAAAGAACGGATCATCAGTGGTACTACACAAGATGTATGCGGGTAATTACAATCAGATATTCGGAGTTACCAAAACACCCCGTGTAACATTTGTTGTTAACCCTGACCCCGAACTTGCTAAAACATTCGACGATCAGGCTTTCGTGTCTACCGGTAGATTAGGATCTGTCGATTACCTGGTTCAATTAAATGGTCAGACATCTACGGCTTCCCTCGATATCAGTGACGTAGAGGGTAACTTCAGGATTAAGATACCGAGAGATAGCGGAAGCGCCCGTCTCAGGGGAACAAGGTTGCTTACGACGGTGAATTGGAAAACAGGTACTACTGACACAGCTACCTTGACAACAGTGCTCACTAAATATAGAAAATCTTCACGAACACCATTCTAATATGATTAATCCTTATTTTAAAGAACAGTTTCAAGAACAAGCACCTAATTACGCACAAGCGGTTGCTGGCGCAACTAATCTTGTCGGTCAGTGGTCTGGAATGGCTCACCAGGGTGCTGGACTCGGTACACTCGATAATACCGGTAATGACAACGGGATACCTTCTTACGGCGCCGGTCAGTTCTACAATAACGCAGCAACTTTCAAACCTCAACACACGGGTGCAGGGGAAATCGTTGGGGGAGCATTACAAGGTGCTGGCGCAGGAGCCGCGTTCGGTCCTCTCGGCGCAGGAATCGGTGCCCTTGTTGGATTAGGTGGCACGATTTTTGCGGGTAATAGGCGTCGTCACAGACAAGAACAACAAAAAGCGGACGCTCTCTCACAAGCCTCAGCCTATCAGCAAAACTTCAACACCGCTACACAGGGCTACAACGATATACAAATGGCTAATGCCGATTACAGGCGTCGCCTCTCACAAAATTACCTATATTAGATGAACGAAGCGGACTGGATTAAATATTTCCGAATAGTATCTGCTATGAAGGCAGGTCGCAAAATCTCTAAAGACGATAGAGATTTCTTTACGTCTGCTCACTCGGAAGCAGATCCCAAAGTATTCGACTCTATTAACGAGAAGGTAAAAGCGGGTACCCCTCTGGAAGACGCTGATTATGATGCTCTCTTCAACGAGACAAGAAAGATGCTGACTTCTCCTGAGAACAAGGAGAAGGTGCTTGGATTAGCTCAAAAGGTAGAACAAGGTAAGATATCTCAGAATGTCAGAATGGGGCTTAACCTGGCATTAGCGGGGACAGACATCGCGACATCCCTCCAACAAATCAAGAAGGGTAACCAGATCACTCAAAACGCCCGTCGACCAGTCCGACCACCGGTTCTCCAAAGAGACCAGTTGTTGGCCAATGCTCTCGCTGATGCCGGTAACAATAGAAACGATGTCACAAGGGCGTTGCTTCCAGCGCAACAGGGGATCAATGATGCCTATCAGGCTGATTTGGCTAACGCTAGAACGGCTGCGGGTGGGCAAGCGGGTGCTTATGGGGCTTACGCTCAGAGTGCCGTAAATCGAAGAAATCAGGCCAATCTGAACCTGGTCCCTCTGGGTGATCAGGTCCGCCGTGAGAATCAACGCAGATACGATTCGTTGGTGGGACAACACGTTCAGGAGGGGGAGGCGATTAACGCTTCTCAGGGTCGTTTTTATCCCGAAGATCTTTACCAATACAACCTCAATCAACAAATGGGCGCTGGTTTAGGACAGACGGGAAGATACAATCTCAGAACATCCTTGACGGGGTTGGCACAGCAGTTACCAGGAGCTATTGGAAACCTCGCAACCAACGCTAAGTACAACGACATCTACAATCGAATGATTGCGCAGGGGTACGGAACAGACAATGCTAAGATAGCAGCGGATGCTCACGGCGATGTTCAAAATCATTGGGACGGGACAAACACTATGTACAAAACATGGGAGGATAGTCAATACTAATTTATGCCACAACAGGGTTACTATAGATTTCCATCACAATCGAGCGGCTACGATGTAGAACTGCCCGACAATAGATATATTCAAGGCGAACAACAACCCGCACAACAATCTCCACAAGAGATGGTTGCACCTATGGGCGGACCGGCAGCACCGGGTACTCTCGCCGATGTAGAAGGTCTGACCGATTCTTACTACGATAGTTGGGGTAAGTTACAGGCTTACGCTAAATCTATGTGGTTGAAGAATAACGTCGATGTAACTGCTCCTGATTATAGTCAACCGGGTGGTGGTCTTCCTTTCAAAACATATCAAAAATTAGTAGCCAATAACATGGCTGTTGCTAATAAGTTGGGTAACCAATTGAAAGAGCAGCAACAGATGAGACCGCTTGTTGCGACTGGTCAGACTATTCAAAACGATGATGGTAGTTATACACCTACCTCGTTACTTCCAGAAGTTCAGGAAGCATTTAAGATTATGGATGGTCCATTCTATTCACAAGCGGAAGCGGAGCGTGCTCGTACGCAAATCAGGGAACAAGCACTCGCTAAACTGAGATCTCGTCCAGACGTAGATAGTCCTTATATTCAAAACAATATCAGGGCACTCGAAGGAGCAGGTACAACTTGGCAGACACACCCCTATTTCTATCAGCAACATCAAGATAAGACTAAAGCGGCAGCCGATAAAGCAGCCGCCGCAGCATCCAGAGAAGTAACATTTGTTAAGCGAATTGCATCACTTAAGAATGGATATTTTGGTGACAATGAGCATAGTGTTGAAGAAAGAAACGGTAGAATGGTCGGAGTTAGCAATGCTTTGACGGGTGAAACCATTAATGCTAAACTTAGCGATGGTAAGCCTGTCAGAGCAATCATTAAAGAGATTCAAACCGATCCGAAAGGTAATACTTATCTGGTTTTTCAACCGGATGCAGAAACAGGTGAGACACCCGCACCAGAACAGATTAATAATCAGGATGCGGCAGATATTACAGCACGTCTCCAACAATTCAATCCACGCTTCGGTAACTCTCAAAAAATGTATGGAGCAATCGAAACGTTGGGCCTGCACGATGAGGGTTTCGGTTTGAACGAAGACGCCGTATTTGGTCCCGAAGGAGGAACTCTAAAGGAGAGAGGTAAACGATTAACCACAAAACTTGCAATCGAAGCAAAAGTGCAGGACGAAAAGAATAAGGTTACAAATACTCTTAATAATCTATCTAGATTCTCCCCTGATAAATACCCTATTACTCTTCCTGATGGTACCAAAATAACAATTCAGAAAAAGACAATCGGTGGAAATTATTATGTTGATTATGTCACTGATAATAAACGAGAAGAGAAATCGAAAGAAGGAGTTCTGAAATTACTCAATGATAGTGGCTACTTCGATCAATTTAGAAAAAACGATAGTATTAAGAACACATCAACTCCACCATCATTGACTAATAAAATTAGTCCGGAAGAATTTAATTCTAAATGGGAGACACTTTCTCCCGGTGATACATTAAGAGGTCCGGATGGTAAAATCTATGTGAAATAATGGAGGAAGACGAGATATGGACGCCACCGGCCGATGCCAAAGAATGGACTCCTCCCTCCAATGCGAAGGTGTGGGAACCACCCGTTAACGCTAAAGAAATCGGAGAGACATCTTCACCCCTCGATTACGCCGAACTAACGGCGAGTGGATTGGTTAGTAATTATACTTCACTCCCTCTTAAGGCACTCGGCGCTATTGATGAGATGATGAATAATTATGTTTATCGTCCGTTAGGTATTACAAAGGGGCAGTACACCTCGCCCGCTTCTAAATGGGGAGCAGATGTTGCTGAGTTCTATCAGCCCTACGTCGACCAAGAAACACAGAATAGTTTTGGTGGACAAGTGGCTCAAGGTTTAGGTACTGGTCTTGCGATGCTTGGTACTGGTGGCGCGAGCGCGTTAACTAGAGGAAGTGGTCTTGCTACCCAGACTGTTAACTCTGGACTATTACCCACAACAGCGCGTGCAATCGAACAGAACCTTCTCACACCGACAGGTGCGCTCGGTGGCGCAATGACTGCTGTACCGGAGTATGAAGCTGCGAAGGCTGCTGGCTTGAGTGACGACGATGCTTTTGGAGTGCTCGTCAAGAACTATTTGGTTGGTCAGACAGAAGCGTTACCGATACAAAACATGTTCGGTAAACTGAATAAGATCACTGGTGGTACAACACTTAACAAGGTACTAGATGTTGCTAAGGTCGCCGGCACCAATGCTGTTGAGGAAGGTTTACAGGAGGGTGTTCAAACATATCTGTCGAACGAGATTGCCAAATCATCCTATGATCCAGACAGAGATCCTTTCTGGGGCGTAGCGAGGGCTGCTACTGTAGGTGGTGTGGTCGGCATGATATTACCCGGAATCGGTGCAACAATATCGACCAGTGAACACAGTGGAAAAATTGAGAAGAAGGTAGAAGAACTGCATGAATTGGCTAAGCAGGTAACGTCTATTGATCAAAGTTCTTCTGTAGTCGATGATCAAATATCTCCCGAGGTCGCACCTCTGTCAGAAGCTATCGACAATACCGCTCAGAACATTGTCACCGATCTGACTAACAATCAACCAGAGTTGTCGTCTAGTGAATTAATCGACAAGAAGGTTGCGGAGAATGAAGAATTGCTTGCACAGGATAACCTTAACAAAGCAAAAGGTGGTGAGACACTATCAACAGAGGAGAGACAGAAATTAGAAGAGGAAAACAATACTTTACAGGGTAAAGAAAATGTTCAAGAAAACGAAACGTCCACGGAACCTAAACAGACATCAGAAAGTGAACAACAACCTTCCCCTGAGTACACTAAGGCTCTCGAAGAGATCAGCAATCTATCTAAAGTATTCGCTGAACAAGCATCTGCTGATCCCACAGCAGATTTGTCTAGTCAGTACGAACAATTACTGAAGGCTCGTGAGGCAGCAGCGAAACTAGCACCTGCCGCGAAAACCTCTAATAAAAAGTCAGCCGTTAAATCAACGATTGAAAATACAACAGGGGTTACCAAGCCCGAGAAGTCTGTTCGAATGACTCCTAGTGAAGCGATCAAGCACCAAGTACAAACGTTCTATAGGGGTATGACCAAAGGGGTCAGAAAGGGGCAAGAGGGGACAAAGGAATTAGTACAGAAAGTACAGGACGCTCTCAAAGAGTATAACCTCACACCAAGACAAGTCGGAAGCATCTTGAGTAAATTGAGAAGTACTAACTTGTTCACGGCTGGTTCTGTCAGTAGATTGAATGATTTCATTACAAAAGTAACCAATGATTCAGTCTACGCCGACAAGATCGAGAGGGCTAACGAACTGAGGGGTAGAATCAAGAAGAGGAAAGGTAGCGAGGGGTTATCCTGGCGAGAAAAAGATGCTCTCAAATCATTCAGTAAAGTCGACCCTTCACAAGTTGACATTGATCAGTATTTGAAACAAGCTGAGGGGATTGCTGAGACTTTCGGCGACGTTAAGAATCGTAAGACACTCAACCTGTCTGATATAAGCAACTACGTCTCTCAACAACCAAATAGCGCAGAGGTTGCTGAAAGAGAGAGAGCAGAAAAACTAGCAGAAGATCTTGGTCTTTCTTTCGAAGAAGCCCAAATTCTTTTGACAGAAGAAACTCCCGCCGAGAAAGCAGCCGCTAACAAAGAGAAAGCAGAACAGATAAGGACAGCATTACAAAATACCGCCGATCAAGCAAAGAACACATTCGAAGAAGGTGAGATTGAAGGGGATGGTAAATATGCTAAGGACGATATTGAGGGTCTTAAGAACATCGATTTGTCACTTCTAACCAATCAACAACTGAAAGATTTTATTAAGGTAGTTGATAGGATTCACACAAATGAGGACTGGGGTGGTGTTGGTAGATTGACAGCGATTTCAAAGGCTCAACAAGACTTTAAAGAATTACAAAAAGTATCGAAAGACTGGAAGATTCTCAACATAACCGATCTGGGAAATAACTGGGCGAGTTTACCAGTGGCGTTGCAAGCCATAACTGGCCTACCAAAAAACGCTGCTCTTTTTCAATTATACATGGGTATGAAGGGAGTAGGAGATGCTTCGGTTAAGGCAGTAACCTCCGAAGAACAATTTGTGAGGGGACTGGACGAACTCCGTAAGAAATATAAGAAAGCTTTTCAGGACGACTCAATCATCAGGCAGGGCATCTATTCTGAACTGATCAGGTACAACGAGGACGAAGACCCCACCGAAGCACTCGCTCAGAACAAACGTGTTATTGAACAGTCTATCGAGAATCATCGTAAGGTTGGTGAGGTGAAAGAAGCAGATCGAATCAATAGTCTGTATGAACCATTCAAAAACGCTCTGACAATCTCTGACGCAGAACGTATAATGGGTCAGGTTGATGAGGGTGGTAAGAAGGTAATCGATTACGCTATTGATTATTATAGACCCTTCGCCGATGAGATTGCTGCATATAACGACCGTTTCTTTAACAAGAAGACTACTAAGGTGAATAACTATAGCGGACCTCGTACATGGCGAAAGAAAGGAATGGGTTTTGAAAGTGATATGGAAGAATTTGGAGCGATTAATCCCGACAATGCGCCTTCTCCATTCACCAGCGCCGCCAACAAACCAAAACAAATTTCTTCAGCCAAAGAATTTACAGGGGGTGAGCGTACTGATGCTGTATTAGACTTCAACAAGCACATGAACATGACGAGAGGTGTTAAGAATGCAGTGTTTGGTATAGAAGGGATGCTACCGATGCTTCAGGTTCGCGAGAACTTATCTCGTCAGGAAGATATGGCTAAGTTGTTTGGTGCTAAAGAGGGTGACCCCGACTCAATTAAAAAAGCAAACGATCTCTACAATAAAATATTCAACAAGAGAGACGGTAGTTACTTTGACTTTGAAGATCACGTCGCATCTCGCAAGGTGCCCGATTCAACAGAAAGGAATATCGCAGCAATTCTTAATCCTCTCAGGAAGATTGGTTACACATTGTCCTTGAGCGGCTTCTCCCAGATACCCAAACAGTTGACGGTACTTTCGAATATTGCAATCAATTCAGGAAACGCTGGTAATATGTTTACTAGTATCGGCGATCTAAGCAGGGGTTCTCAAGAATCGAAAGATGCCTTCTTCAAAGGAGAATCAATCAGTTTGAGGGGTACGCAGAAATCACAGTTATCTCTTGGCGAACTCACCGGCACCACCAAAGCCGATCAAATACAGAAAAACGTTAACGATTTTGTCGACAAACGTTTCGAGGGTTGGTTGGGTCTTAAACCTCTTGTGTGGGCTGACGTGAGTGCGGCTAAGGTAAGTTACCTCACCTTCTACAAAGACTATCTTCAGCAGAACGGCGAAAAATGGGAGGGTTTTAAGAAGGAAACAGAACAGAAGACTGATAAGGTCAGGCAAGAAGCCAGGGCTTACGCCAAACAACGCGTAGATGCCCTTCAGGTCGTCTCTAATCCCGCCGAATTAGGTAAGAGGGTAAAAGACCAGTCAGCCTTTGCGCAGGTCGCTAAAGCGTTATTGGTGCCTTTTGGAACGTTCTCCACAAATACCAAAATTAGAATGTGGGGAGATATTCGTTCTCTCGTTGCTGGTAATTCTGAACAGAAAAAAGCGGCTGCTAAAGATCTAGCAGGGACTGTTACTGAGCAGGTAGCGTTTCAGACTGTATCGGCGGCACTCAAAATATACGTTTGGTCACAGATAGGGCAGTACATTGCTGGTCTATTCGACCTTCCTGAAGATAAGAAGAGGGGAGAAAAGGATTGGGAGAACGCAATTAATATGTGGAAAGCCAACATGGTGGGTGATCTTTTACCTATCGTACTCACTGATCCTGGCCAAAAAGCTCTCGTCTCGACGATCAACGACGCGTCAGACAGACTTCTTAACTACAAAGACCCTCTGTACGAATACAAAGGTGGCCCTACATCACCGGTCGAACAAATCGCCGATATCATGGGACCATACGGTGCTGGTCCAGAGAAACTGTTTAAGGCTGCTTCTGTTCTTGAAGAAGGATTGAGTGGTGAACGAAGGGTGGGTGATAAGATCAAGAAATTAACACCAGAACAGCAACGGTTTACACTGCTGGTTGCGGCGTTGTATGGTCTCAACATCAATGGTAAAATGCCCTCTGATGTAGTCAATGCAATCGACCGAGAAAGAAGACTTCAAAAACCAGGTAAAAGAAAATATCGTGAACCCCAAATAAATTACATCAATGAATAAATCAGTACTACTCCACAATAGTTGGATCAACAATAACATTTACGAGGTCACAGGATTCATAACGGGTGGAGCAGCGGGTTCTGCAATCGCACACGAAATACTACTGACTATTATTCATTCGGTGGTGGGTGCTGCGTTGACAGGATTCATCGGTGCATTCGTTGCACATTACACAAAGAAACTAATCAATAAACTAAAACTATGAAAAACAAAGAAGTATCTATGGCAGGTAAGCAGGACGTAACTCCTTACTCTTTCAACAAAAAGGCTCCAATCTCTAGTGACACTACTATCGAGTATTCTTTCTCTAAAAAGAAGGGTATGGACAATGGTGGAACCAGGGGAGAGGGTTACCAGCCCGCACAAGTGTGGAGTGGTAAATGAGGCAAGTCGTAAGAAACGTACTACTCAGTCTTACTACTGAAAAGGGTGGTTATAGCGCCAGGAAGTTATCAGCTTTGGTGGGCGTCATCACAGCCATCTACATCACGGGGAGATTCGGTGATGATCGTAACGTAGTCGAACTGACTATGGTGTGGTTGTCGTTTGCTCTCTTGTTGTTGGGTGTGGTGACTATTGAACAGTTGATCGGGCTTAGGACAGGGTCGCAGCCATCTGCATCCAAGTCGGTAGAGAAATCCACCGAATAGAGTCGAAGCAGACTTTACCATCTAGTATCTCATAGGGGGATGTATGACGGGGTTCCATCAGCATCCCCTTTTCTTTGTCTCTTGCTTCGTAGGTGATCAGACGTTTGTCTGCGTCTATACCATAGACAAAAATGTCAACTCTGTCGAGTGAGTGTTTGAAGAGGTGAATCATTTATCGTTCCAATAAACCTATGATCACACCGATGACGAAAACAATTATCAACATAAGGAACACAAGACCGAAAGTATTTCCGAAATCAATCGTATCTACTTTGTATAATTGATCGTTCTCTCTGACGTAAAGATCGTGATGTTTAGTCTCGTAAACCTGGACCGTTCTCCATTGTGTAGAATCGGATAGTTCGAGAGGTACGAGATTGTCTTTTTCAACAGTTCCTTCTTTGATCGATTGACCACACGACACGAGTGTTGCTATCACGATAACGAGTAAGATGATTCTTTTCATATATGTTTCATTTCTTGTTTAAGCGCACTCACCCTCTGCTTGAACACATCGATGATTCGATCAATACTCTCTAACTTAAGAGAGAGTTTCTTGTAAGTGTTCTTCCAAGTAATGTATTCCTTCTTCTTGTCGGCGTACTTCAATTCTGCCGCTCTCTCAGCCTTTCCCAACTCTCCCTTCCCTTGACCGTTGTCTTTGATGTACTCCGCAACCAGAGTCTTGTACTCGTGTTCCAGATCATTCATTAGAGCGTGAGCGTCTCCAACCTGACTAGCAAAGTTTGCTGTCCACACAGCGAGTTCTGACATCTTGGTACCTAAACTGTGGATATCTTGTGACTCAACGTTCTGAGCGAGAAAGTTGATCAGTTCGTGGATCTTGATGATCGCTAACTGTTCTTTTTTATCTTCTGTAGCCATTCTGAATCGAATTGATCTCGTATTGATTTGTATTCTTCACTATCGATGGGCGGTCCATTCGGAGCAGCGTGAAGTCTTGATTCGAGATAACCAATATAATATCTTGACCAAGCAAATTCTTTGACATCGTACCAGGCACCATCCTCTAACTCTATCTTATCAGCCATTTTTCAGTTTAGATTGAGCCAGTTCGAGAGTTCTTTCTATTTTTCGATAAGCGACTTCTGCATCAACGTATGCATTCGCTGTTTCCCTACAATCACCGGCAGCGTTCTTCAAATCAATTTTCAGAGTTTTGATCATAGATTTGAGCATTTGCTTTTGCTTCTTTGTCATAAAAACAAATGACCGATGTACGATACCAGAAGAAACAACCACGGATTGATAATGCTGTAACCATTCTGTGTTGATTTTGATACCTTATACTCGTCCTTTATTAGATGAATCCAAGACGAATGAAAAATCACAGCCAAAAACATAGTTATTCCTACAAAGTTAGCGTAGGTGAACGAGGGTGTGTATATCAAATTAAGCGGTTTGATGAACCAATCATAAGACAGTAGTCCTACCAACGACCATGCGAGTATGCCGTGTATCATCAAGAATACCGCTATACACAATTCACCCAATGATTCCGATAATGTCTTTTCTTCTTTCATAAAATTTGATTAAGAGAAGAAGGATGGCATACGAGCCACCTACCTTCGGTTTATCAGTCCGACGCTCTACTATGAGCTACTTCTTCGTGTACGGGTCTCTCCCCGTCTGTCACACCTCCACTATTTGACGTCTTCTATTGCTAGAAAATTCTCGCCGTGGACAGGTCAACGCGAGCCTTTCTTTACGCCTTGTCGAACTCAGCGATCAGCCCTTCGTAGTACTTCACAGAAGACGTCGTGTTATCGAGTGTCTCTTGTGCTGCGTCTACGCGTTCCTGGGCACGACGAATACCATCGACATAACTCTTGTTGTCGCTGATCTTTGTGGTAGGATAATAAGCTGCCTTGAGAGCCTCCTTAGCATCGTCCAGAGATCCTTCGTCATCGACCTGTTTTGCCTTGAGAGCGGCAATTTGACCATTCAGTGCACTTTCGGCCTTACGAGCGTTGAACGCCGCAATAGCACCTGCTTCATCACCTGTTAAACGAGCGGTGACCTCTTTCACATAATTGAGAAACTTTCCCATTTTTAATTGTTTAGATTGTTAAAAGTTTATTTTTAGAAGTTTTTCTTTTCATTATAACGGGAGCCTGATGATAAAGTTCTAAAGTTTGATGATTTTCTTTAGATATTTTATCGATAGGGTCGATGCCAAATTTATAGACAGTCTCCACATCTATCTTGCAGTAGTCTTCGAGTTTTTGCGCAGTCTCTTCTGATTCCAGACCATCCTCTAAATACCAATTTCCACCTTTTTCTAACTGATACCAAACGCCATCATTATTTATTTTCTGCGCTATAATCGATTGGTTTTTATCTACACGATTAATAACTATTTTACCGCTATTTGTACCAGTCCACGACTGCCAGTGTAAACTTTTCGTTCTGACCTTATCACCCATCTTAAATCTGAAGACATCGGGTGTTTTCTCAACATGACCTATCTTCTTGTAGAACTCTTCGGTTGAGATGACTAAGGCCCAGAGAGAACCATAACCGTATTTCTTTCCTTCTTTTAATCCATAAAAACCTTCTGTCGTGTAGGCGTATCTATCGTCGTTCATCCATTTCCTCACAACCTCTCTGTTATCTTTTGTAACTTTCACGCACCAATCATCCGGCTCACCCTTAGCCTTCCTAATCTCTTCGGGAGTGGCTTTGCGAACATTTGAGATATGAATAGAATATAGGTCATTGTTTATATATAACCAGGTGTCCTCTATTCTCGTGATTTGATGAGCCTTACCAGATAAGGCTACTGCTTTGCCCCAATTAGGATCTGTCGGAAAGAACCAATCGCCAGAGACGAAGGAGGGGGTTGCTCCATTTGTTGCTGGTAAACTTACTATCTCAGCCCACTTACCATCCCACATCAGATTTGGTGTCCAACCATAACAACAACTACAATCCAATGTGATCATTCTCTCACCGATTTGTATATTGTTGTATGTCTTAACTTCACCAATTTGATCTTTTTGTTTGGTGAGATGAGCACAATAAAACTTCGTACCAATAGGATACCTTCTCTTAACTTCTTCGAGTGTTGGTTTGGTGGATGCTTCTGACGTGGTTGGTGACCATCCTTCCGGCATTAACTCGAAATCTCCGTCATCATAGGGACCGTGAACAGACCAACTTAAATTCTTTTGATGGGGCTTCGGTGTATGAGATTTACCGAGTCCGTCCCCCGTTAGGAGGATATACTCTCCTTCTTCTATATTTATCCCCTTAGCACCGCGTCTTTTCGCTTTTAAATATCGTCCTATTAAATTTGACATAACTTATTTGATTTCGTAAGATGCTCCGTTAACGTGAGGTGTGTGTAACATGTGATCGTTTTGTATGGTTGTCTTTGCTTGACTGACGCTTTCGCAGATAACAGGCTTCATATAATCATCCTCCCATTTCAGGAGTACATCACCAGCATCGTTAGTCTCGATCTCCGCCCACATCAACTCGTCATACATTCTCTTCTTGTACTCACAGTCTTCACTGATCGCGTAAATCGTCCCGTCTTCTTTTATGTATTGAATTGTCATTTGTCTTTTCTTTTAGTAAAAATCAATATTCCCATGATTACAAACCACACTATAAAGTAGAAAAGCAAAGGTGCTGAACTTATCCACCACGGTGTCATATCTCTGTCTGATTATTTAAAACACTGTTGATTAACTTGTTAGCCTCTCTAACGTAAAACTGTAATTCTACTCCATAGTCGTCGAATGGTACGTCGAACCACTTGTTGAAGAGAGTCTTTCTGTAGCCTTTGTGAGTCGATGTTACTTTCACCTTCTCAACTGGTGCCCCCTTGATTTTCCCCACCTTCTCACCAAACATAGACAACTGATTCTCCGGCACCTCTTCCTTCTTCTTTTGCTTATCTGTCAGTTTAGTGAGTTTGACGATAGAACCACCTGTTCTGCTAATAAAGTACCTAACGTTTTTAGGTAACTTTTGTTTTACTAATTGACCAGAACTTGCGTCTCTATACTCTAAATTACCCGTTTTAGCCCTTTTTCCCAACAAAAACTTAGAAATATCTTTACAATTTCTAATAGTTTCTTCGACTGGTGTGCCCGACTGAAAATACGCCAAGACCGCAATCGGCACAATTCTCATCGACTGGTCCTTGTAAATCTCCTTCTCAATCTCGAAATCGTTCTTGAGTTTAGGCTCGCCTTTCTCCTTCAACCCGACGTATGCATTCACATCCCTAATGAACAATTTCGTATATTTAGAGAACTCAAGCGTCAATCTTGTCTGATCTTGCCACTCCTGGCAGATTTTGTCGAACTTAGCCTTGTCGTACAGGTCTAATTCGATACCATCCGTATTCGCCATGATAATCTTACCAGCCCCCTCTAAAGTCAATCTTTCACACAGCATTGCTAGAAGAAGCTGCCCGTTCACCGTTATACTCATCGTATATAAGGGATCGTAGAATATCGACCATTTACTATTTGATTGTCCGAAAGGTATGTTGAGTGTCAGTTTGAGACCTTTACTCTCGTCAGACTCTTTGTCATAAGAGCGCCTCTCCTGGTAGATGAGATCGTATACGTCACAGTAGACAGGCCCCAGATGTAGTGGATAGATCCTGTTCTTGATCGCGATGTTAGGATAGTATGATGACACGTCGGCAGAGGTCACATTATGGTACAGGCCGTTACCTCGACATGCGTGTATACCTCCAAATCCAAATTCATATTGAACCCCATCAAAGTTACAGTAAAGAGCCTGTTTCTTAGCTTTTTTAGTAGAAGTTACTACCATTTTCTTGTAATCAGAGAGTACTTTGTTGAAGGGGGCTGACTTAAACATTATACCTGGCACGAGGAGATCATTGATGACGATGTTCTTGCGGGGTGTGTTTCTTGATCTGATATCTCGCTCCGTCCTCCCAGTCCTCTTGCTAATCTCTTTCAAGAATATCGCCTCCCCTATCTTACCATCGTTGAAGTTACCCATGTTGACGCCATACTTCTCACCAAGTTTGTTGCGGAGACGGATTTTATCTTTAGACAGGTGATAGAATGCCAGGGTTGACTCGCAGTCGTTCAAGTTGTATGAGAGTAGTTCTGGTATTTGCTCTGGTGTCAGGACACTATCGTGGGCGAAGGGCATCTCACGACAATCCTTCCAACCCATGTTAATCTGAAGATACTTCAACGACGTCATCCGAGCCTTGTTATTGAAGTGCCATATTTTGAAGAGATCTCGTTGGGGCACGTGTGGTGGTACTCGCTGCTCCTTAAAGTCTTCTTTGATTACTTCGTTTGCTCGTTTCTTGATTAAGATGACTAATTCTTCACCTGACATCGATGAATATTTATCTGCTTCATCTAAGAAAGGATGCACGACTCTTTCATCAAAGTCGACGTTGTTGAAACCAATAAGCCCCCCGTGAGAGAGGTAATACTGGGCGAATAAAGCCCATTCATTAACCCACGGTGTCACCAAAAACGAACGTACCTCCTTAGTTTTGATATCTAAGAAGGTACACGAGAACACGTTAGCGAGAGTTTCTATATCGTAGACCGAGATCTTCCCCTTCTGTCCTTGAACCATTTTACTTTTTTAAGATGATGTGTAACAAACGCTTTGCTTTTAGATAAGGCTTCCGATATTTCTTTGTTAGTGTAACCTTCCATCCTCAAATACAAAATGTCTTTGAGAGGTGGTGTAGTTGTTTCGATCAAATTGACTAATTCGTTCTTCGTTTCTTCTCCTATAACTTCATCGAGAGGAGTAATATCGTAAGACAACTGATCTTCGAACGTGAATATTTGTCTCGTTCCCTGGTTCTCTTTGTCGTATGTCCAAGTACTACGCTTGAGTTTATCTCTAAAGACGTTTCGGACAACAGAAAATATTGTGCGGGGAGACTCTTCGAACAAATTGCTTTTTGTCTTGTTGTACCAAGCAACGTAAGAATCGTGTACGAGATCACGAGCCTCGAAGGGTGGATATAGATTTAGTCTACCGGCGTAGCGAATTGCTTCATAATAATACCTCAATCAGTCCTCCTCTCTTTCGTCGTATTGTTGTGATAACAATGATTCTCTCATGTCGGCTATTTCGAGAGGATCGCTCTCCATGTAGAGCCGTCTCCACCTATTCTTCTCTTTCTCTGAGAAATTAGTGTTAGCGAGTAGTTGTTCGAGTTCGCTTTCGTTCATTTCGCAAATTTGTCGGGTACACGTAAGGTAAAAGAGAAAGGTTTGACTGGAAGACCACTATCGAAACGACGTATAAACTCTTTCGCTTCTTTTGGTAATTTGACGTTTACTGTCTTAGGTAGAGAGAAGATATCTACGTTGTCCGCTCCGACACTGACATCCTTATACCTATCACCTTTGATCATTATATTTCTGCGAATAGCCCTGGCAATCGGGCAATTATACGGTGAAACTCTCGTCCCATTCTCTATCTGATATTTGGTAACGTTGATTTTGACTGTTTTCATGCTAAAAAGGAAGCGAATCTTCGTCATCTTTACCGGGAGCGATATTATCTTTGGGTTTACCTTTCCACTCCTCATAGAACAAACTCATCTTGTTCTTGTCTGTCTTCTGAGTTACCAGGGTTAGGTTGAGAATACCTTTGTCATTAGTCGGATGTTTCTTCAGTTCTTTGATGAAGTCGTCAACAACGATGCCAACAGAGTAAAGCACGGAATCATTTGCCTTATCCTCCCACTTCTTAGAGATAAATATTTTATTGATGTATTGTTTTGGTGGTCTTTGATCAGCCATTTCGATAGGGTTTATTAGTTAAAAAATTGTAAATTTCTTCATACACAGTCTTGAACTGTTTAGAAGTTTTGTCGAGATCTGCCACAGACCGGCCATTCATAAATTGAATAGCCTGGTCTACAGCTTTGATACGGAGTCGGTCGTCTTTATTGAGGAGTCGGCGTTGGGATCGTTTCGGGGGTAGTTGGTTCTGGGTAAGTGACATCGACGAGGGGGAGATTAGAATATTCCTGGATGGCCTGTGCTACTTCTTGATAGGGGCGTGTAGCGAGATACTTGAGGAGATTGGTGAGTTGCTCTTGGGACAGAGCGAACATTTTTTTAGACATAGAAAAGTTTAAAAAGTGAAACAATAACTATTATGTAGCCAATTATTGTAGTTAGTGTTTGTAGGTGTTTCATTTTAGAGTGCCGAGACTTTTTCAACCAGTTTGTCGGTCTCTTCTACTACTCTAACGAGAGAAGTCTTCTCATCGTTGCTTTTCAGCGTACAAATTCCTTGAAAGATTTGGAGCCAGATACTTGCTTTGGAAGATGTTGCCGGTGTACTAGGACGAGATCCTCCTCCACCGTTGAAAGTATTCGGAGCCTTGATCTTTACACGATTGTTGATACCAACTTTACTGAACTCGGCATCAACATCTTCACCTGGTTTGTACTTACAGGTGTCTTTCTTTGCGTGTAACTCGTGGACCGTCTTGTCACCTTCGAAGGTGAGTCCATGCACGTAGAACGTGCCGTTCGCTGTTGTGTACGACTTTTTGTAGTTCTCTTTTACTGATTCTATTTTCATTTGTTAGTTAGTTACTGTCTTGTTCTTTTCGATAATTGTAATCATCTATGTCTTGCTGCCCCTTTTCATAACCTCTATCGAACATGAGCCGCCCGAATTCGAGACCGGCCTCAATAAATGCGCCTTGCTGCATCTTGGAATGCCTGTTGGCGAGTTTCATTTCTTCACGATCACGCTCAAAAGGAGTCTCATTTATTTGATCTTGCGGAATTAATGGATAACGCGCTTCTGCTCTTTTCCTTACGAGTTGCTCTAGTTGGTCGAGGGTCATGAATTAAATGCTTTATTGTTTTACTCCTGAGGTTTGATGCATGTGAAAATCAAAACGTGGTCGAAATTAAAAATGACAAGATACTTACGACCATTAATGCAATACTTCTTCTTTTGTATGAATGCAATCAGGTCTGCTTCTGTCGATTCGGTATATTCAGCCGAGTGATCAGGACTCTCTTCCATATCACCTGATTCAATGAGTTTCTTGTATTGATCTTCCGAAATAGCCCATTGCGGCAGCGGCAGAGGGTTAAACCAATCAACCATTTTAAAAGTTGTTGTTATTCCTCCGCCGAAACAGTATTCGGACGAGAACTTTTCGGGTAGTTCAAAGACCCTGCAAAAGTTATTAAACCCTGTTACTTTCTTATTCATTGCTTTGGTGGTTGGCTTTTGGATTTTCGAGGGAAGTAAGTTGTGCGTGACATATAGGTGTCACAGAAATAGAATGTTAAAGTATTCATTAATAACTTCACATGCTCGTCTCGCGTCTTCCCACAATGGAAGCATCTCTCAGTGTCTTGTGTGTCGGTGCTCATGTCTTGTGATGAATCGCATAATTTACAACGAACACGGCGCTTGTGCCCTTTGAAATATTCACCACAGCCTCCACACTTGTTCACGTAGTTGCCGTTCTCGTGCTCGAAATCTTCAGGCCAGTTTCTTTCTGGTGATCCTAAGATCATAGAATTATCGCGTTCTGGTTTGTCGCTCTTCATAGAGGAAGGGGGTTACCATTTAATAACTGTGACTTCATAATCGCCTTGCCTTTGATCGAATTCTGTCTCGGTACTAAAGATATAACCAAGACCAAGTAGGACCGTCTTTTGTCGTGGCGTTACATACCCAGGTTTGATACTTCGGCGACCTTCGTTAGCTGCACGTTTGATTTTATCAAAAACAATCTCTAGGTCTTTTAAATCTCTATCGCTAGCTTCCTTTTCTGCTTTTTCTGACAATTCTTTTGCCTCTGTTGCTTTCATCTTCCTATCTCTGTTTATCTGTAGAGGATTAAAGTTTATCGGTCTTTCCCGATTGTCCCTATTTTACCAGCTTCTGACTATTGGTTAGCCGCGATAAGCTCACTGGTTTTGCCCGGATCGTTAAGGGAAACTACCCCGGAAACTGCTCTATTGCTTGCGCTCACCCACAGTTATATGCCTTACTCATTCTTGTTTATCTGTCTGGGTTAACGATTTTTACTTTGAATTCTTCTTTTATGAAGTTCGGCGCTTTCGATGATTTTACTAAGATCTGTTGTTCCTCTCGCATAATGAAGAGTGTCAATCCACCAATCATCGTCTATTTCAGAAGGATGATTGCCGTATCGCTTCACATATTCTTCCTCAGCTGTTACACGCAAAGAGAATGCAATCTTTAGGTGTTTGACGCTCTTATCGATTATTTTTACCCATTGCTTATCCGTCATATCTCTTTACGTTTTATCTGTCTGTAGTGTGGAGAGAGCGGCGTCAGCGATCCGATGTACTTCACCTAAAGCCCCGGGCCAGTTAAAATCATCGGGCATCACTTTTGCAATTTCTGTTAATGCTTTCACTAGTGTTTTCAGTTCCTTTCGTAGCTGGTCGCGCTCGGCGAGGAGGGCGGCATTTTCCTCTGAAAGATCCCATGACAAACCATTATAATCCAATTCTTGTAATTTATCAATTACCTTAGCAACAATCGGTGTGCGCTTCTGAGCGTCTGGGGTGGCTTCTTTCATAACTAACTCAATTTAACGGATTTCAGACCTAAAACGTTACAAATAGAGAGAAATAGTTTCTCGCGTGATGTAGCAAGAGTGCCTATTTGTGCAATTTTCGTACCATTCTTGCGAAGATAGAGTGGATAATCATTAGAATCTTGATGTTTTTTCATGAGATTAAGTGGTTGATGTTTGGAAAGAGAGGAAGGACTGAATTTTCGATTTGAATTTCCGTCGCCTGAACAGCGATTGCTTTCACATTTGATCTCTGAAGATGAGAGAGATTTTTAGAGATCTCGTGCATTGTGTGACCAAGACTGATGAAATCGTCGACAAGAATCAAGATATCAGGTGTTCCCATCACGTCAGTATATCCGTGTGAAATCTCGTTCTTTTTTCGAATGTAGAATATCTCACAGATATCTTTGTGAGGGAGATGTGTCCAGATAGCCTGAGAAATCATAATGCCGCTGTTACCCGTACAAATCAGTCCTAGAGGCGCTCTTCCGTTCTCCTGAACTCGCTGCGACCCCTTATAGACAGGATAGATATAAGTCTCCGTTGTGACTTTGTGCGTAATCATTCACAGAGATATAAGAATTCACAGCCTGGTGATTTCATTTCGATAAGAACGTCCAGACATACTTGCGCAGACAATTTCAAGAAGAAATCTGGATCATTGGCGGACCAGGCGGCGGACTCGGCGGCGGACTCGGCGGCGGACTTGGCGGCGGACTCGGCGGCGTCTAAATCTTTAACCTCTTCGCAACGTTTAGATACTTCTTCGTCCATTTTTAATTTTCTGAAGAGGACCGGTAACACAATGTTTGTGTTTTTAATAGCCATTCTTCTTGAGAACTCAATTTGATCGAGTGTGTTAGATCCCAATTGAGCCACGGCAATTTTTTTCATACCTTCCCCCCTTGCTTTGTTACTTGACCATGCAGCATCGTTCAGAGCGATTTTAAACGCTCTTACAGCACCTCCAACACATGAGGGATTATCGTCATGAGGGAGACCACAAGCGTAGTTCACAGCAGCTTCTACGCACATTTTACCCGGCTCAGGTGTTCCTAATCCAGAACATAGACCGAAATTAACGGTTTCAACTACTTTCGCCGCCAATTCTTTGTTGATTTCTATTGTTTTCATTGTATTGAAAGTTTAAATGATCCCCAATTCGGCGTCCTTGCACCAACAATCGCCTTGATTACTTCGTCACGATTCTCTTTATAGAGACTTTTGTGATTTTTCTTGAGATCGTTGTGTGCTCTGATAGCGGTTGCCAGACGAGCCTTGTCTTTGTTACGCTCTTCGAGTGATTGTACCTCCACCACCTTCTTGAACGATGTCAGAGACGCTCTGAAAAAGTGTTTGTACAATATCCTGGCCTCTGTTGTCTGAGCCAAGTACACGTTCGATGGTCAGCGCCTTGCGACAACCATCAGAATAGTAGAAATTTATAGTCATTTTCAATTTACAAATAATCTAAAATCGAATTTTCGATAACGCACTCTCTCACATTCGATGTTGAACCGTCCGGTATCAGAAAAAATAAAAATCTCAATTGTAAAAATTGGCATGATTTTTAGGTGTTACGTTTCAACAGTCAATATACACACTTTAACGTTAACTCACAACAAAAGTTACGATTTCTTTCTACAAAACTGTGGAGATTCATCCACACCATTCCTGTTTTTAACTATCTGATTAAGTGAATGTTATCTAAAAATTGTTGATATTTCTCTTGACTATAGAGTTTTCTCGATTGTATATTTGAAGAAAACTAAAAACACACAAACTTTTATGAAAACAGAATTGAAAGGTAGAGTTGAACTGAACGAGAATGAGATCAAAGATGCCTCTCTCGAATACGTTGTGAAGAACAAAAAGCTCAGTGATGCTTTGGACAAGTGGTTGATGTCAAGATATGGTTACGTCACGGATCGTGTTCGTTACCACGAAGACAAAGGAGCCGTTCGCCAAGCTGTGGTGGAGGTAAAGACTGTCGACAAAGGTATTACTAAATTCAGCGACGATCCCAAAAAGCACCGTGAAAATGATGGTGGTTTCACACGTAAGAACTTGGGTATTTTTAAGTTTTTGAAGGAACACTTTGAACAGGCCGCCGAGAAAAAAGAGAGGGTGATAAAGTTTGACGATCTTTTTGCCACCGTGAAACTTGAGTTTAAAAGTATCGACAAAGATCGGTTAGCTATGTACTTACACGACAAGCGAATGTTACCAAACATCAAGTTTTATAAGCGTGACGGGAATGTGCTCATTAATGAGGTGAAAGAAAGTAAAGGGGCGTAAGGCCCCTTTTTATTAAATTCGAATTTACAAGTTGGTCTATTCACCCGTTGCTTTGGCGATTACCTCACGTGCTTCTATGATCAAATTGTGATCGCATGCCATTTGCGAACTATCAACTAATTCTAACAATCTATTCACGATTTCCAACAATTCCGGCGCGGCTGCGATGAGACGTGCGTTTGCTTCGATAGAATTGTTTACGTCTTTAGCGTTTGAATTGTTCACATAATCGCAGACAGCGACTACATAACCCTCTCCATTGTTATCTCGAACTAACAGACCACGTGTATAACGTGTGTCTACGGCGACTTTCCAAGGTCCTTTTGTGTGTTGTGTTTTCATAGTTTGTTTTATTTAAGTTGCGGGAGGGGCAAGCCTCCCTTTTGTTACCTTATGGTTTATTTGTTGGTTAGCGTAACGCATCAAAATAAATCTTGTCATAGAATAGAGTAGGCTTGCGTGGCTTGCGTAGATAGCGTTCGCCGGCTTTACGCCTAGTGTTGTAATCAGCCATAGCCTTGCTATACTCTTTGTCAATGGTAGCGATTTGTGCAAGCGTGAAACAATGACCTATATAAACACTCACAGTTCGCTTTGCACCTTTGGGTCTGAAGCTTATTATGTCACCAGGTGAAAGCGTGACAATAAGCGGTCGACCTTTGCGATCAGATGACACAAGTTGCCGTCTGACTACTTTGTTTAGTTGGACTGGCATTAGATAGTCTCGTTATTAAATGAGTAGCCAGCGTCTTTTACGTTAGTGCCGCCGTACAATACACGACCTAACGTGTACACGAGGTGAAAACACATATCCATCCCCGCTCCACCCACTTTGATTTGATGCGTTCCTTTTACAAGTGACCAGTCTAAAGCACGGGCAACATACCATCCTATAGACTCAATCTTACCATCCCTAACGATATAGGGTTGTATGTGTCTGGTCATACCTGATTTAGACACGTGCTTTACGACCGTGTAAACAGTATCGCCCGGTTTCAGCATTTCCTTAAGAGATTCAATAGCCTCTTTTTGTTCGTTTGTTTTCATAAAATTTAATAGTTAAGTGTTTGTTTAAAGTTCGTTCGGGAATGTCAATCGAATGACCACGGCTAAACCGTTTCCCGATTAATCGTTATCGTCTAACGTAATAACCCGTGTTGTACGGTGATGACACGTGACCGCCTACCTTGCCTGTTCCATAGCTAGGACAATAGTGTGCCGACGAACACGAAGATAACGAGAACATGCCAGCGAGCGCATACAGTAACGCAAGTACTCCAATAATCAATTTAGCTTTTTTCATAAAATAGTTGTTTAAAGTGTGTTATTCGTTTTCAGGTTCAATACCGTTCACAAGGTTTTCGTAGTTCGATGCTTGGATACCTTCATTATTTCCGGTAACATCTTCGTAAATGTGGAACTCAAAATCTTCATTCTCATTCGAAAGAATAAAGTTAAGTATGGCGCCCAACTTATGTTCGTGTTCAAGTGGTTTTCCTTCCATAAATTCACTAGGTACGTTCGGATAGCTCGATATAAAACCACTGCGAGACGTGTAAGTCTCTTTGATGTGGTTAGCGAATTGGGCTGAATGTTCGTTAAGGTAGTTGAGAATAGCAACCTTATTTGATTTGATGAGGTTAAACGTAACGTATATTTTATCGTTCATGAAATTATATTCGCGGGGTGACACTAATCTTTCAAATTCGAACGATTTGATAAAACCTTTTTCAACAAGCGTTTTACCGATGTGACGGGTTACCGCTTCAGCTATTCTTTGTTCGTAGTCTTGATTGTCCCATTCACAATCGTTATACTTAACGGGGGCAAATCCTTTTGTGGCGCGTTGCTCATTGATCCACTCTATTTCTTTTTCAGTATCGGGTTCCCAGATTGTATTGTAGAAACCACTAAAGACAGGTAACCATGTTTGTACTTTCATAATCGTTTCGCTTTGACCTTTTAGCGATAAGGGATTTTGTTATTAATTTAAACGTGTGTTATCAGTTTGTTGAATGTAGACGAGGCATACAATAGCCTTGTCGATTAGTCGGGCATTGGTGCCTTTGAAATTACGCCCCGCTATATACGAGGCTGTAATGATCGAACGTGGGTTAATAGTCATAACATTCTCAGTATACAAATGAGAGTACTCACAACGCCGACCAATACGCCAAGGGCAAACACTGTGATAAGTATCACCTTATCCAGTTTCTTGATTTCGTCGATTAAGTTAGTTTTCATGACTGTTTGATTATGTGATAATAGATAACGATTGAAGCAAAGTCTTGCAAGCCTGAAGGTTTACCTTCGAACTCATTACGAAGATAGCCCCACACTTGATGTGTGTTACCAATTGACTTCGAGAATGCGTCGATTTGTTTAGTCATTTTGATGTGATCACCCTCGTTTGAAAGTTTCACAATCTTTCCCGCCCATTCAACATAGTGTTTGTCGGTCTTTTTCATAGTTGTTGTGTTTTGTTAGATGTGTCTGCCATCTTCAGTGTAAGGAGACAATCCCTTACAGACGCCCTAGAGGGGCGTTTCGGCTAAAATTCATAATCATCCGAACCTAATACCTTATTCAGATCGAACTTTGGTTTGACTTCCGTAAATCCAGGTATTTTATATTCTCCATACTTCAGGACATTAACTAAACTGAAAGAATCCGGATGTACACTGAACATCTTAGCAACGTCAAACTTTGTAAAAGTTCTTTCGTGCCCTTGAAAATCTATTAAAGTTACCGGTTTACCATCGTTAAACGCTTTGCCTAATTCTTGTTTCTTTTCTGAGAGTGTCATAAAGTTTTGTGTTTTGTTATCACAAAGTAAATAGATGTTTACAACATTTCCAAATCTATCTCGCTCCTAATTGATAGATAGACCTATGTATTTGTACGTCTAATTATCTAAAACGTTGTGTAAGTCAACTAGTTAGAGCGGATTTCGCGAAAACTCCCTATTTCGGGTAATCACTGGTGTAATATAACTTGGCACGATATTTGTAATATAACTAACATCTAATCTAAATCGTTAAAATATCTCAATGAACAAACTACCACAACCCCCGAAAGGTCGACAACTAGAATGGGCACCTTACATAGTTCCTGAAGATGGTCACGCTATCTGGTCACTTCGTAAACTAAAATGGTTAAAAACTCAAAAGAATGCAGGGGGTTACCCTCAAGTATGGATAACACCTTACGAAGATCAGAGAGGAAAGGGGCTTAAACCTCGTTGGTATCGTATATCTCGTTTGGTTGCCTTTCTTTATGTTCCTAATAGTGATCCATCAATCAAAGTGTGTGTCGGGCATAAGGATGACAATCCCGAACACAATCATTATACTAACCTCTATTGGTGCACTCAAAAACAGAACATTCAGGATAGTTTCGATAAAGGCAGACGCGCTAAAAATCTATTGAAGGGGGAAGAACACCCTAATTTCGGTTCTAAAAGATCTGCCGAATCTAAATCTTTAATGTCTCGGGCAAAGATGGGGGAGAAACACCCCAAGTTTAAAGGTTATTACATTCACCAGGGCGAACGTTATACAAGTCTGAACGAACTAGCCAAAGCTATGGGAACGTATTCCGTAAACGTCCATAGATTGCATAAGAAGGGCCTTATAGAGTTTGAACCAATCCAAAAGGCAGCGTAGCGAACCTCGCGACCACCCCTAGTCCCAACACTTGCTCGTAAAACATCTAACAGCAATAGAGACAACACAGAGAGACCACCTAAAGAACAAATAGGTGGTTTTTCATTGGTAGACCTCCTAACGGGGTGACAGGTGCCCTAACGGGGGTCATCAACTAAAGTCTTAGTTCTCAATCGCCGTGCGTTCTCCGCATCAACACATATCTTTCTACTTTTCAGAACTAATCGGGATCGTTCCCCCGTCTATCGGTGTCTCCGCTCGGAGCGTAACATAACTAACATAGGAGCGCTCTGCTTTTCATAATATAAATTATACAAACAAATAATCTGCGATTCTACGCTAGAAATGCAGTTGGGAAGATCTATGTCCCCCATAACGAGACACATGTAACATCTCCGTTGACACTATCAAGGGAGCAACTAATCAATAATTAGTCTAAATAAAGAATGCTTTTTTGGGGCCAGGAACGATGTGCCGGGGGCCACTTGACTTGAAGGCGTCATGGGGTGGGGGCGTGCTGCTATTAGCCTTATTTCACCCCCAGAAAAATTGGCTCTAGTACCCCCGTTATAGCCCCCTCTAAACGGCGAATCCCCCTATAGAGACTGCAAATGCGGTTTTCTTTCTATAGCACCCTCTAATAAGTCTCTATGATCTTTTGTTTTTAGTGTTCTCTTCTCTCTTATGATAGATGCTTATCCCGGTAAAATTCACTTTTACGAGCAGTAGATGTTGGGACTAGGGGTGTTTGTCAGGTACGATTGTGCGTTTAAAGGGTCTCTACGCGTCATTACAGGCTCTCTGACGAGACTTTAGAGAAGAGGTAGAAAGATGCCCCGTTAGGAGGCAAACATCCCAGAGGAGGTTTCTGAGCGTTATGTAACCTATCTAATGAGTTTCTCGTTAATAGAGGGGATAATCAATCAAGAATGAGCCATTGGGAAAACGGAAGTCATAAGGACAGATCAGACGAGTGTTATACTCCGAAGTACGTCATGGAGGCGTTGAACGTGTGGTTTGATACCGACGCAGCCAGTCCGGTAGATAGAACTCATTGTTGTGTTACCGCTAAAAATCATATAACCGAGGACTCTCTCTCTAAAGAATGGACTGGTTTCACTTGGTGCAATCCTCCCTATGGTAAAAAGAACAGTGTCAGATTATGGCTCGAAAAGATGTGGAAACACGGGAATGGGATAGTATTGACGGCTGATCGAACTTCCGCGCCTTGGTGGCAGGAAGCTGCAAACAAATGCGATATGTTCTTGCTTGTTAACAAGAAGATTAGGTTTATCGGAAGTGATGGGAAGGAGTACAAAAGTAAACCTGGTAAAAGAGGATCTCCGAGTAATGGGTCCACATTGTTTGCTTATGGTGATCGCGCGTGTAGGGCACTCAGGAATGCGGAAGCCGCTGGGTTGGGGAAGGTGTTTAAAGCTTGGTAAAATGACAGATACTATAGAATATGAGACTAACAACAGTAACCAGAAAAGACCAAATTGAGGAGGGAGACTATCTATTGATCATCAATAGAAACATAAAGGTTCCACCTAGTATAGAATACGTCCAGAAAATCGAACCGGTTACTGGTTCTGTGGAAATCCACTTCGACGATGATCGCTCTATCGATTTGTCCATGCACCTCGACGGTATGAGTTGGGCAAAAGAGATGTTTATCATAGAGCCTCTCCGATGAAATACTCTCGCGCCATGCTACCTAATTGTGAGGTTTGTGGGAGGTTTCTGAACCCTCTCAAGGAGGAACACTACTCCGAGGCTATTTACGATTGGGAGAAAATATCAGTGCTGAGAGAGGCCTACTACCACAAGAACTGTTGGGTCAAGAAAACAATAGAATACGATGCTCGAATAGACACTTATCCATATCCACCATATAAATGACAATAAGAATCGATTGGACACCCGAAAAGAAAGAAGCCGTTATCCAGGCTATCGAAGAATGGATTAACGAATACAGAGCTTTTAGCGGAGAACACATCATGCAGGATGACGACTGTCAGATATACGCACCGGTACTCTTATCGGAACTGGTCGATGACATCATAGAACCGGAATACGAATATGACGACAATGACTGAAGAAAAGCTGAAAAAGCAAATCGAGAAACTGGCTAGTAAAATGTGGCCAGATCCATTTCCAATAGACAAGATGAAACTATTGCCTTTCGGGGATGAATGGAAAACCATGTACTTGAGAAAAATGATTGCTTCTACAAAACGAGAAACGCTGTGCAAATACGGGTATAAGCTCTACCTGATGGGTACTAAAAACGCTAGAAAAATAACATTGAAATGACACATTGGAACAAACTAATCGGAAAACCCTCACCAGGTAAATCAATCAAAGTGAGAGGGATGTCTTCGGAAGGGGATGCTTCTGTAGATGAGGGTTATATCTTTCTATCACCCGAAGAAAAGAACATTATCAACAACCTGTGGGTACATCTACCTAAACTGCGCGATCATGAGGATGGCGAGAATCTTCACTGGTGGGGATCTCTCGACGAGCTTCTGAAGAACAATTATGTTTTAGAGGTTATTGTGGAGGATGCTGCTCCAATCGAACCAACAAATCCAGAAGATCGAAACTGGTATGATACGGGGTTACAACATGGGTTTGTCAATGCGCTTCAGGCGATTGAAGAAATGACTAGTATAGACTATTCGAAACAGTTAGAACATTTCAAACCTTACGTAGATGGGAAAGATTGAGAGAAGGGTACACAAATTTAGAGCTTGGGACAGGGAGCGAAAAAGATTAGTGACTGAATTCGACAAGTCAAACGGTCACACGCGCCAGTACGAGATTCAGGCGAGCGAGGATGGTGAACTGTATTGCTATTATATTGATGACAAAGAAGATTTCTTTGATTGTGATCTGATGCAGTTTACCGGTCTTCATGACGCTTTGGGAGACGAAATATACGAAGGAGATATCGTGACAGGTAATGAAAACGAGAAGTATACGTTCGTGATCGAGTTCGTGAGGATCGGTTACAAGGCAGTGGGGAACGGCGGGAGAGATATCTTTGACATTCCTCCTCATTGGTGGATCATCGGCAATATCTATCAAAATCCAGGGTTACTAAAGTTAAATTAACAACCATTTCAATAGATATTCGTTAGAGAACAATAGATGAGAATATTAGTTGGTTGTGAGGAATCACAAGAAATAACTAAACGTCTGAGAGAATTAGGGCACGAGGCGTACTCATGTGATTTGTTACCTTGCTCGGGTGGTCACCCAGAATGGCATCTTCAAATGGATATCTTCGAGGCTCTTGAGTGGGGTGAGTGGGATCTAATAATCCTGCATCCTCCCTGTACAGCAGTCGCAGTTTCAGGAAACGGTACCTATGGTAAAGGTATGATCAAGGAGGCTGAAAGAATACAATCAGCGGAATGGATCAGAAAATTATGGCTCAAAGCAATCTCAATCTGTCCGAAAGTGGCTTTAGAGAATCCAGTCGGAGTGTTGAATCGATTGATCAAAGAACTCCCAAAACCACAATACGTTCAACCCTGGATGTTCGGTCATGGGGAAACAAAGAAGACTGGTTTCTGGTTGTATGGGCTTCCTAAACTGATACCTACTAACATTGTAGAAGGTAGAGAACAGAAGATATGGAAGATGGGACCGAGCGCAGATCGTGGTATCCTTCGCTCGAAGACATACTCCGGTATAGCTGCTGCTATAGCGCAACAATGGACAGTCTAAAACTCATATTTCATAGTAGACTAGACAGGTTGAAGCTGGCTATGATGATACAAAACATAATAAAACTAACCGATTTTGTAATATGAAAAAATTCAAAGTATTCAAATTAGAAGTAAAGACACTCAGAGTTCTAAATACTTATGTGCTCGAAACGCCGAATATAGAAGAAGCTCGTAGACTTGGTCAGATAAGATATGAGATTGCTGGAACATTCATCGGTGCATCCAATTTATGAATTAAGAGTGTTTGTCAGGGTCGATAACAAATCAAAAATATGAAACTTAAGAAAGAAGACGTTAAGATAACATTGATCACGGAAGACGGTATCGAGCACATTGCCCATATACGCAATCCATCTACTACGGATTTCGACAACAACGGTAAAAGTAAAGTAATCGTTGAAGGTTTAGTAAACGGTGTCACCAAAACAGTTCTAATTTTAGAAGAACTATGACAATCTCTTCCAAAGTCGAATCGAAATGGTTGAAGATTTATCTCGATAACACACCTCATCTGAGCGTGTATATTGATACGGTCGTATCCATTAGCGCGTGGATAGAACTCAAAGGATGGTTCTGTATCTACATTTACCTGGAACGACGCCGAGAGCCAATCCTGCTCGAATACTCCTCAGAAGATCTGTGGAAGAGTGTTCTAAAAGTGCTTGATGAGAATATATAAAACTTGGCTCAAACTGAGACAGATTTTCGCCGGTAGTTGCTTTCATCGTTTCTTGCACGATATTTGCTATATCTAGCGGCTTATCCTAAACACTCATGAAAACATTCATTTTTTGTGTTATTTTGATGTTATTTTATTTTGGTGCCGAAGAGAAGAGGTATGAGTTAAGAGTTTCTGTGGAGCCCGATGAAAAAGTTAAGATAATCGAACAGAAGTGTGATTTCTCTATCAAAGATGATCTCTGCTATCTCGATCCTGAGTTTAGATGTAAGATCGAAGAACTGCTCTCTATCTGTGAACGCAAACATATTAAGGTCAGAGTGATTGAAACGTACAGATCACCGGAACGCCAGGACAGCTTGTACAAACTCAGACCAAGAGTCACTATGTTGAAAGGCGGAGAGTCGAAGCACCAGTATGGTCTTGCTGTCGACATCTACATGAAAAGAAAACACTATTATGTGGTTGGGAGGGAGGCAGAGAAGATGGGATTGCGTTGGGGAGGTCGTTGGAAAATGAGAGATTATTTTCATTTCGAGACAAAAACAAATTTATGAGAAAGGAATGTCCACACTGTGAAAACTGCGCCGACAATGAAGACTGTCCATTTGCACTTCATGATGCCGGTAGCATCTTACAGAAAGAATCATCCTGACAACATTAACCATCCAAAACACTATAGTAACGCCGATGAACATTACGAACCGATCAATGTAATCGAAGCGTGGGAGTTAGGATTCTGTCTCGGTAATACGATCAAGTATATTGCTCGACATGGTAAAAAGCCGACAACAACGCTATCCAAGATCTCGAAAAAGCAGCTTGGTATCTAAACAGACATATTCAAAAATTGAAGAATGATAACAAATAAAAGAATAGAAGAGGTTCTTGAAGAAATTTTAAAGGACGTCCCTGCCGGTGAATCACAAATGTTGATCGGTGAAGAGATAATGAACAAATACATCGAAGCGCAACGTGATGAATTCGCTTTGGGTCTACTTAGCTTTTTGGAAAGAGAAGGATTTTTAGATGTCTACATACTTTCGAACGAATCAATTCTAGAAGGTTACAAAAATTCTTTAAAGAAATAACATTTGATCACACTATTCACATCTTTATACGATAAGAAACCATACTTTCGCACCGTCGAAAGTATCCTCGACCTAATCAAATCGAAAGATAATAAGTCACAAACTATCTTA